TAGTCAAAGTACTTTCTGATGGCGGGACTCCTTACGGAATCGCTTTCCGCTCACAATATGAACACCTGAGCGGTAAAATCCTAGACGGTGAAGTTTGCAACGTCGTTTCTCATGGTCGAGTATGGGCGCTTACTTCTCTTGATGAGGTTCCCAGCTTGTTCTCAAAGTTGCAGTTTGGATCTGGTGGAGTTGTTACTGGTGGATCTGGTTCCGCAGGATGGACCTTTGCTGGCGGCTTTGTTAAGCACGAAGACGGGCACATTATTGAAGTTCAGGTGAAACAAAATGCTTTCATCGCTCCACCGCCGCCGCCCCCTGTCGTTCTTGTTGAATCCGCTACAATCACCACTAACAAGGAAAGTCCTCAGCCAAACAATGTTACGATCCAGTGTGTAGCTAATGCTCTTCCGGCTAATGCAACCGATAAGACTGGCAAATGGTCAATCGACGCTACCAATATCGCCACTGTCGATCCGGACTCGGGTCTTGTAACTCCTGTTGGTGGAGAGGTAGTCGGTGATTTCAATATTACCTGGACGGCTAACGATGCCAGCAAGACGACGGCAACCATTGCTTATCGCGTAGAAGCAGTGCCAACGCCAGAGGTTGATGCATAACATAAAAACACTTTGACGCTTTAACAAAAAGTGCTATTATTGAAGCCGTGAACATAATCACGGCTTTTTTATTAACTACGGAGAAGTAATCATGACTACTAAAAAATTTGATGAAGCAGATAAAAGCAATGTTGAAATGTATCTGATCCAGGCTGGCGTAAAACAGGATGCAGCCGCAACGATGGGTATCTGGACCGCTCAGGAACTACACCGCATCAAAAGCCAGTCCTATGAAGAAGACTACCCGGTCGGCTCAGCTTTACGCGTATTCCCGGTTACAACCGATCTTTCTCCGACTGATAAGACGTTTGAATACATGACCTTTGACAAGGTTGGTACGGCTCAGATTATCGCAGACTACACCGACGATCTTCCGCTGGTTGACGCCCTGGGTACTTCTGAGTTTGGCAAGGTGTTCCGTCTGGGTAACGCGTATCTGATCTCAATCGACGAAATCAAAGCAGGTCAGGCAACTGGTCGCCCACTGTCAACCCGTAAGGCAAGTGCGTGCCAGTTGGCTCATGATCAGCTTGTTAACCGCCTGGTGTTCAAAGGTTCCGCGCCGCACAAGATTGTGTCCGTGTTCAATCATCCGAACATCACCAAAATTACCTCCGGTAAGTGGATGGATGGCGCAACTCAGAAACCGGAAACGGCTGAAGCGGAATTGACTCAGGCGATCGAAACCATCGAGACGATTACTCGAGGCCAGCACCGAGCTACCAACATTCTGATCCCGCCGTCCATGCGTAAGGTGCTGGCGATTCGTATGCCTGAGACTACCATGTCTTATCTGGACTATTTCAAGTCTCAGAACTCAGGTATCGAAATCGACTCTATCGCAGAACTTGAAGATATCGACGGCGCTGGAACTAAAGGTGTGCTGGTGTACGAAAAGAATCCGATGAATATGTCCATCGAGATCCCGGAAGCATTTAACATGCTGCCAGCACAGCCGAAAGACTTGCACTTTAAAGTGCCTTGCACCTCTAAATGTACTGGTCTTACAATTTATCGCCCGATGACTATTGTCTTAATCACTGGCGTGTAATATTATAGGGGCTAACTTAGTTAGTCCCTTTTTTATTGGAGAAATCAAAATGGCTAAAGAAAAAACTGTTGTTATCGTAAATGTTGGTGTAGCTCTTCAGATGTTCCGTCTTGAAGATGGCTCCTTTGCTAAAGTTCTTCCAGATGAAGAGGTCACGCTTCCGGCGTCCGTTCTTGATTTGCCCGGCCTGCGTTGCTTAATTGCTCGCGAAGAAATCGAAGTTAAAGACGACAGTGCAACCAACCGCAAAATCCGCGCTGAAATGGCAAAGATCACGAAGCCAGATCCGTGGGATAGCAAAAGCGTTAAAGAGCTTGAGGACGGCGGCGAATATTAATCATCAAGGCGCTCATGTAGCGCCTTTTTTTATGGGGGTAAATTATGAATCAAGAAACTTTAATTGCAGTTGTTGAGCAAATGCGAAAGCTGGTTCCGGCACTTCGTAAGGTTCCAGACGAAACGCTTTATGCGTGGGTAGAAATGGCTGAGCTTTTTGTATGCCAGAAGACCTTTAAAGACGCATACGTCAAAGCGCTCGCTCTTTATGCATTGCACCTTGCTTTCCTTGACGGGGCGCTAAAAGGTGAAGATGAGGATCTGGAATCGTACTCACGACGCGTTACGTCATTCTCCCTGAGCGGTGAATTTAGCCAGACTTTCGGAGAGGTTACGAAGAACCAGTCAGGGAACATGATGCTTTCGACGCCGTGGGGTAAGATGTTCGAACAGCTTAAAGCGAGACGCCGTGGTAGATTCGCATTAATGACAGGACTCCGTGGAGGATGCCACTAATGAACTACTCACAGATTGAAAGAATGGCTCGCAAAGGCGTGGCTTTCTTCACCGATCCGTCAAGACCTATGAACCTGATAAAACAAGTTGAATACGGATATGATGAAAACGGATTCGAGATCCCACCGATGGAACAGGTTATTCCAATATCCGGCGCGACGAGAAGACCGAACGCGCGTGAGATTGACGGGGAAACTATCCGCGCCTCAGATATTTTGGGGATCTTCAATAATGATCATGAAATAAACGAAGGTGACTATATAGAGATTGATGGCATTCGTCATGTTGTCGTTGATGCTCGCCCGGTTCAGGCGTCACTGGAACCAGTCGCCTATCGTCCAGTATTACGGAGGGTATCAGTCGGTGGCTAATTATCAGATTCGTAGATTTCAAGGCGAGATTGATGCGTGGATTAAGGCAGCTGAAAGCACGTTAGAACATGCCATTGAGATATTCGTAAGGGATGTTCACGACGCTCTTGTTAGCCGCTCCCCTGTTGATACAGGTCGATTCAAGGGTAACTGGCAGATAACTTTTAACGAAATACCTAACCACGCATTAAACCGATACGATAAAACTGGCGGTGTCGTCAGAGGTGAGGAGCAGGCCAAAACTTATGGCATGTTCAGCCGTGGCGGCGCGATAACATCAGTTCACTTTTCAAACATGTTGATTTATGCAAACGCTCTTGAGTACGGTCATTCACAGCAAGCACCGAGCGGCGTTGTCGGTCTTGTGGCGTTAAGGCTTAGATCATATATGGCTGACGCAATCAAGCAGGCAAGGAGACAGCAAAATGCACTATGAGTTATCAGCGGCGGCGCGAGCCGCTTTTCTATCAAAGTACAGAGACTTTCCTCACTACATGGAAAACAGAAATTTCACACCGCCGAAGGATGGCGGGATGTGGCTGAGGTTCAACTACATTGAAGGGGATACGCTTTATCTATCCATTGACAGAAAGTGTAAATCTTACATCGCAATCGTTCAGATCGGCGTAGTGTTCCCTCCAGGTTCCGGCGTTGACGAGGCAAGATTGAAAGCAAAAGAGATTGCTGATTTTTTCAAAGATGGTAAAATGCTTAACGTTGGTTATATTTTCGAGGGTGCAATCGTGCATCAAATTGTTAAACATGAAAGCGGGTGGATGATTCCGGTTCGCTTTACAGTACGAGTAGACACAAAGGAGACTTAATATGCACTTACCAAATGGCGCGCAAATTTTCGTGGAAACCTCTCGCGGAGTAGAGATTGAGGCGACCGCTATCACTAATGCAGATAATCCTGTTGCTACAGTTGCATCTAAAGGTGACTTAGTAAAAGGCGATTACGTTATTGTAACTCAGTCAACTTGGGCTAAGATGGTTAGTCGAGTGCTAATTGTTACTGACGCTCAAGAAACAAGCATCACTCTTGCTGGAATTGACACCTCTGATACTCTTGTTTTCCCGACTGGCGGTACAATGAGCTTTGCAAAAATTACTGGCTGGACTGAGATTCCTTGCGTACAGGAGATTGGTCAGGACGGCGGCGAGCAGCAGTATTACACTTATCAGTGTTTGTCCGACGATAAAGAGCAGCAGATCCCAACGTTTAAATCTGCGGTATCGCTAACGTACACTTTCGCGCACGAATTTGATAACCCGATCTACCCGATTCTGCGCAAGCTGGATTCGTCTGGCCAGGTAACAGCGGTTCGAATGTACGTGCCGAAAGCGAGCGAAATGCGTATGTGGGCTGGCATCTTGTCGTTTAACGATATCCCATCCACGCAGGTTAACGAAATGGAAACGGTGGAACTCGCCGTATCCCTGAAAGGTGACTTTACTTTCGTCTCATCAACTCTGGCATCTCCAGGTGCCTAAATCATATCCACAGGGGGCTTGCGCCCCCTTCTTCATTTCTGTAAAATCATCGTATCAACTTTGCACTCTTTGCTTTTAACAAAAAGTGCTATTAACCAATCAGGAGAAATATCATGGCTAAATTTAATTTCGTTCTTGGTCAACTTCCAGACTTCAAACTTCCAGTTACCTTCACCATGCCTAACGGTGAAGATGCAACGATCATTTTCACTGTGCGCCACCTTTCCAGTAAAGAAGTTCAGGACATGTATGCTAACCAGGGAGAAATGAACGACAGCGAGTTCATTACCAAGATCGCGTCAGGATGGAACCTTGAAGAAGAATTTAACGAAGAAAATTCACGAAAACTGGTTCAGTATTATCCTTCCGCAGCGTACAACCTGACAGCGACTTACATCAAGGCGCTTGCCGGACACCGCGCAAAAAACTAAAAAAGGCGGTCTATCTGTTATATCAGAAGCCGCCAACAGAGGAACAATTGCGATCGGTTGGTTTAAGTCTTTCTGACTATGAAGACGAGGAACCGGAAACGATAATTGGCGACGCTGAAATGTTGAAGGCTTGGAATGTTTTTACATCAATGCTCACTCAGTGGAGAAGTTCAGGCGCTGGCGCTTACGGTCTTGATTATAATGTTTTGCCTATGTTGTTTAAAATCTATAAAATAGAGGATGAAGAACTGGCATTGCAGGACGTTAGGATCATGGAAGCGAAAGCGCTCGAAATGATTGCTAAGCAGAATAACTAAGCCGCCGTTTGGCGGTTTTTTTGTATATAAGGGGGTTATATGGTTGATAAGGTAGCAGGTCTATCGCTTGACGTTGATGTGTCGACAGTGCAGCGCGCCGTCAAGTCATTGAAAGAGTTTTCAAAAGCTAACGACCAAGCCGCTGACTCTATGGGGTCTTTAATCAATGAGGCTGAGGTTGCAAAACAGAAGGCTAAAGAACACGCTGAGCAACTTAAGCGCCAGCGAAAAGAGTACGAGGCTGTAGAAAAGGCAATCGATCCTACAGTATCAAAAATGGAAAGGCTGAAGATTGCATCTCAGCAGCTTGACAAGCTCTGGCAAAAGGGCGTCGTTCCAGATGAAACATTTTTCCGGTTAGGTGAAATGCTGGATATGCAAAACGCAAAACTTGCTCGCAGCCGGGCCATGCTTACAGAAGAAGGTCAGGCAGCATTGCAGGAGGCGAAAGCAAAAGAGCAGGCGGCAGCGAAAAACAAAGCGTTCATGGATTCCCTGAACAGTCAGGTTAACGCCATTGGCAAAACTCACGCAGAGTTAATGGAACTGAAAGCGGCTCAGCTTGGACTATCAAATGAAGCAGCGCCCCTGATCGCAAAACTGAAAGAACAGGGTAGAGCCATGAATGCCGCAGGTATTAGCGCAGGGCAATATAGGCAGGCAATGCGAATGCTTCCTGCACAGATTACCGACGTCGTTACATCTCTTGCGTCCGGTATGCCAGTTTGGATGGTTGCCATCCAGCAAGGCGGTCAAATCAAGGACTCGTTCGGCGGGATCGGGAATACGTTTAAGGTATTGCTAAGCTATATTAATCCTGTCACAGTTGGCGTTGGTGTTCTTGTCGGTTCTTTAGGTCTTCTTGCGAAAGCTGGTTATGACTCTTACAAGTCAATAACTGATATGCAGAATGCACTTATTGAGACTGGAGGTTATGCTGGAGTTACGGCTGATGATCTTGATTTGGTTGCTAAAAAGGTTGCGCAGACAAGTAACTCAACCGTTGGAAGTATTCGTGATATTGTTACTGAACTTGCCAGTACGGGGAAGTATACTCGAGAGCAGATTCAGAACATCACAAAAGCTACCGCTGAGTGGTCGACAGCAACCGGAAAATCAGCAAGTAAAATCATCGCTGAGTTCGATAAAATCGCAAGCGATCCTGTAAAGGGTTTAGCTAAACTTAACGAGCAATACAATTTTTTAGAAAAAGGACAGCTGACATACATCGATACTCTAAGCCGTACTAAGGGTGAAACGGAGGCAGTGTCTGAAGCCACGAAATTATTCGCCGATGTAATGGAAAAACGAATGAAGTCGATCGCAGACAATGCCACACCTCTTGAAAAAATGTGGAACGATATTAAGCAGTGGGCCTCTGATGCGTGGGGATGGGTTGGGGATCATACGCTCGGAGCGTTAAACCTGATTATTGACGTAGTTCAAGGTACAGTAATTCAGGTGAAAATGATTCTTGCTAAGGGTGATGAGTACATCTCAAACTTTATCGCATCTGCAATTAAGGCTACACAGTCCCTGCCTGGCATGAGTGATTTTGGTGCTGATGTACTAAAGGAACAGGAGAATATTGTAAAAAGTTCTCGTGACAACTACGATCAGTTAGCTTCAGAGCTTGATGCCATTAACGCCCGTGTTGAAAAAGGTGAGATGGGATACATTGAAGCAATGAAGCAGCGCCGTACTCTTGAAAAGCAGTATAGCCAGGAAACTAAGGACGCTATCAAGGAAGAAGCGGAAGAGATCGAAAAGCGAAACCGTGAACGAAATAAGCAGTCGAAAATTTTACGCTCACCTACAGAGCAATTCGATAAGGAGTTAATTTCACTCAAAGCGCAGCTTAAGGTTTTGCAGGAGCACAAGGAGATCGGGCAAAAAATATCAGCACAGAGAAAGGCGCTGTTTACGACTGAGGCTACAATTGCTGTTCTTCGAGAAGCTAGTTCTAAGCGTCAGCTATCTGCGGAAGAAAAAGCACTACTTGCAAACCAAGAGAAGGTTTTAGAGCTTGCGAAACAAAAGGCTGAGATTGGCGATCAGATTGTTAAGCAGCAGCAGTTGAACGCTCTTACCGATAAATCACTGAAATTTGTCAATGATTTGACGGCAGCTACAGAACAGCTAAACGCGTCTCGAGGGATGAGCACCCGAGAAATGGAAAGGCAAGCTGAGTTGGCTAAGATCACTACTGATTATATTAATGCAGGTGGCAGCGAAGGAGATGAAAAACTCCAGAACATGATCAAGGCACAAAATGATTACTATGCTGCGGAAGATGCCAAGCGTTCTGACTGGTTAGCAGGTGCTGAAAGTGCATTTGCAGATTACGGCGATTCTGCAATGGATATGTACGGCAACGTGTATGATATCGCGTCAAGTTCACTTAACGGAATGAGTGACATGATGACCCAATTCCTGACTACAGGTAAGGCAAATTTTGAGGACTTTGCGAAAAACATCATTAGCATGATTATCAAGATGATTGCTCAAATGGTAATCTTCAATACGATCTCAGGCATGATGGGCGGTAAGACGTGGAGCTTTGCTGGAGGGGTGTCGCCTGGTGCTTCTGCGGTATCACAGGCAACTCCTACGCCTGCCGTCTCTGGTTTTAGGTCTTTATCTTCAGGCGTCGCTGTTACCTCGCTTGCTGCCGCTGCGGGTAGTGTTGCAACATCTGGATTTAACGCATCTAAATCCGCACCGAAGGCAGTGAACCAATCAGCAGGCGGGACGGTCGTTGATGTTAGGGGTATGGAGGTTAAAGTTGACAACGGTTCAGATCCGAGAGGAATTTCTCAGGGCGTAGAAATGATGTTCAAAAAAATGATTCGAGAGTCTTGTTCACAGGGCGGTGAGGTTTACAATTACATTCAGGAAAAAACAGGAGGCTAATAATGGCGACACTTGACACTTTCAGTTGGTGTACGCAGGTTCAAGGGGGCGGCGGCTCCCTTACAACTACCAACAATGACAGATCCATACAGTTTGGAAACGGCTACATGCAGCTTGCATCTTCTGGATTTAACACCACGCGACGCGAGTATTCAGTTGTCTATGCTGGGGAAGATTTCATGGCTGTTTACGACTTCTGTGATTCTCACCGCATTAAACCTTTCGCATGGACGCCGCCGGACGGGAAGATCGGAATATGGGTTGTTAAGCCTAACAGCCTGGGTGCGAAGCCAGTATCACGCGACGTGATGGAAATTAATGTCACGTTTATGGAGCAGTTTACATCTATGGAATAGCACTTCATGACAAAAGCCCGCCTTGCGCGGGTTTTTTTGTAGCTGTAGAATGGTTGCAACTAAACAAGAGGAAAAGACAATGAGCGAAAACAAAAAACTTTATGATGAAGAAAGCGGGAAGAGCCTGTTTCACAACTGCCTTCAATCACTATACCCTGGAGAGATAATCACTCTGATTGAAGTTGATGGCAGCAAGTTCGGCGCTCAGGTGTACCGTTTCCACGGGGAAAATATCCAGTACACTCCAGAAGAAATCATGCAGGCACAGCAAACCGGAACGCTACCGCCGAAAGAAATCACCTTCCGTGGCGAGCAATACGGCGCGCGACCTTTCGGTATATCCGGGATCTCGTTCGACAGTTCCGGCAAGGCCACAAAGCCACAATTAACGGTGGCAAACATCGATAGTCGCGTATCTGCGATGATTCGTGCATATAACGGACTAATGCAAGCTAAGGTGACTATCTGGATCACTCAAAAGGACTTAATTCAACCTAACGGCTCAATCGCTGACGGAGCTTACCGTAAACTGGTATACTATATCGAGCGTCCGAACTATGTTGATAAGAGTGTCGCCAGGTTCGATCTAACGTCTCCTTATGATATGGATGGAATCATGATACCGTCACGACTAACTCAAAGCGTTTGCTATTGGGCGCAGAGGGGATGGTATAAAACCGGGAAGGGGTGCGGATACAACGGGCAAAATGGTTACTTCGATAAAGACAATAATCCGGTAGACGATCCTTCGCTGGATTTTTGCCCGGGAACGGTAACGGCCTGCCGCCTGAGATTCGGCGCAAACAATGAATTGGATTTTGGCGGTTGCGCAGTCGCTTCACTACAGAGGAAAAATCAATGATTAGTGCAAAAATTAAACTTGAAATTATGACTCACGCTCAAGAAGAATATCCTCGCGAATGCTGTGGGGTAGTCACCCAAAAGGGCCGCGTACAAAAATACCATCGCGTTGATAATGTACACCGCGATCCCGAGAATCATTTCATGATGGATGCTGTACAATACGCTTGCATTGAGGACGATGCGGAATCAACAACAATAGCAATTGTTCACAGCCACACAGGAGACGGGGCTACAACTCTACCAAGCGCTCACGATACGTGCATGTGCAACGAGATGGAAGTTACCTGGATTATTGTTAGCGTGCCGGAAGGGGATATGCGATTTGTGAAGCCGGAGAAATTGCCTCTGATTGGTCGTCCGTGGTCATTAGGATCATTCGACTGTTACGGTCTTGTTATTGCATGGCACAAAGAGCACGGCGTAGAATTGCGCGATCGCCGATTGAATTTTGAATGGTGGAAACCTGAGTACGGAATTAATCTCTATCAGGATTATTACAAGAAGGATGGCTTCGTTGAGATTCCAGATCAGAATAATCCGTCATTCGGTGATATGGTAATCATGCAGATAGGGCAAAACGTTCCGGTATGGAACCATGCAGGGATTTACCTGGGAGATAATCAGATCTTGCATCATGCCTTCGGCAAGCTATCTCGTCGTGATATTTATTCCGGATGGTATCAGGATCATACTGTTTTAATCGTTCGCCATAAGGATCTTAAATTATGAATGATGTAAAAGTAATTAAATTGTCAGGTTCACTTGGGAGACGCTTCGGCGTCTTTCACCGTTACGCTGTTGACTCTTACCCGGAAGCCATACGGGCGCTATCCAGTCAGGTGGACGGATTTAAAGAATACATGCAAAGCGAGGTAGGATCTCGTAGCAAGTTTGCAATATTTGTGGATGGCGTTAACGTGGGACACCATGAAGAGGAAAAATTCAAGTGCGCGAAAGAGATAAGAATCGTACCGATCCCTACTGGCTCTAAGACAGGAGGTCTATTTCAGGTTGTATTGGGCGCGGCAATAATGGTTGCAGCATTCTATACTGGCGGCGCGTCTCTGGCTTTAATGGGCACAATGTCCTCGTCTCTGTTTATGATGGGCGGCGCTATGGTGCTGGGCGGCGTGATGCAGATGATTTCACCGCAGCCGGGTGGCGCAAACTTTGAAGTTCAATCAAGCAAGAATAAACCTTCGTACGCGTTCGGCGGTGCTGTCAATACGACGGCGGCGGGATACCCTCTCCCGGTCCCGTATGGATATCGCGCAGGAGGTGGCGCAACTTTCTCAGCAGGTTCTTATGCCGAGGATATGAGTTAAAATTAACCCGCCTTGCGCGGGTTTTTTTTCGCCTGTATAATGAGTCCACTGATAAATAGCACAAAAAGGTAAACATCATGATTCAAAAAGTGATAAGCGGATCTAAAGGTGGGTCACAGAAGCCTCATAACCCAGTTGAGATGGAGGACAATCTAATCTCAATCAACAAAATCAAGATCCTGTTAGCTGTATCTGATGGTGAAATTGACGAAACATTCAGCCTAAAGCAGTTGATGTTTAACTCAGTTCCGGTGCAAAACGAGGATGGATCATTCAACTTCGAAGGGGTAAGGGCTGAGTTCAGGCCGGGAACTCAGACGCAGGAATACATCAAGGGCATGGAAGATAGCTCAAGTGAGGTAACTGTAAATCGTGAGGTTACTACCGATAACCCATACACGATCTCAGTAACCAATAAAACACTATCGGCAATACGCATCAAAATGTTTATGCCTCGAGGTGTACGAATTGAAAGCAATGGTGATAAAAACGGCGTTCGAGTTGAGTACGAGGTGCAGCAAGCGGTTGATGGCGGTTCGTTTGAGACTGTTCTTACTGACGTAATCGAAGGTAAAACAATGTCAGGTTATGATCGAAGCCGTCGCGTAAACCTGCCTAACTTCAACAATCAGGTAATATTCAGAGTTGTTCGAAAGACGCCTGATTCCAATGACTCGAATGTCGTTGATGCAATCCAGGTAAGAAGCTATGCCGAGGTCATTGATGCCAAATTCCGATATCCTCTGACTGGTCTTCTTTTCGTAGAGTTCGATTCGAAGATGTTCCCAAACCAGTTACCTACGATCTCAATTCGTAAGCGCTGGAAGATTGTAAGCGTTCCGTCGAACTACGACACAGAATCGCGAACATACAACGGCAATTGGGATGGCACTTTCAAAAAAGCATGGACGAATAATCCGGCGTGGGTTCTTTATGACCTGATGATTAATCAGCGTTACGGCTTGGATCAGAAAGAGCTTGGTATCGCTGTCGATAAATGGGCGCTCTACGAGGCTGCGCAATATTGCGATCAGATGGTTCCTGATGGGAAGGGCGGGACGGAACCTCGATACCTTTGCGACGTGATAATCCAGTCTCAGACTGACGCTTACAAGGTTATTCGAGATATTTGCTCAATCTTTCGAGGTATGAGCTTTTGGAATGGCGAAAGCATTTCGGTAATCATCGATAGGCCGCGTGAGCCTGCGTACATCTTCACTAACGACAACGTGGTTAATGGTGACTTCTCCTACACGTTTGCAAGCGAAAAGAGCATGTACACGACGTGTAATGTGATGTTTGACGACGAGCAAAACATGTATCAGCAGGACGTTGAGCCAGTATTCGATCGTGAGGCTACTCTACGGTTCGGGAACAACGTAACGAGCATTACAGCGATCGGCTGCACACGTCGAAGCGAGGCCAACCGACGCGGGAGATGGATTCTGAAAACTAACCTCCGCAGCACTACGGTAAACTTCGCTACCGGACTTGAGGGTATGATCCCGACAATCGGAGATGTTGTGGCAATAGCTGATAACTTCTGGTCAAGTAACTTGACGATGAACCTATCAGGGCGCTTGCTCGAAGTATCCGGTAGTCAGATTTTCTTGCCGTTCCGGGTGGATGCACGCGCGGGTGACTTCATTATCGTAAATAAGCCAGATGGCAAGCCCGTGAAGCGCACAATATCAAGTGTTAGTGCGGATGGTAAGACTATAGAGGTTAACATTGGCTTTGGCTTTCCTGTGAAGCCTAACACGGTATTCGCTATCGACCGCACCGACATTGCGTTACAGCAGTACGTCGTGACAAAAATCGATAAGGGCGATGATGATGAGGAATTTACCTACAAAATAACGGCGGTGGAGTACGATCCTAACAAGTACGATGAGATTGATTACGGAGTTAATATCGACGACCGACCGACGAGCATCGTTGAACCAGATCAGATCCCTAGACCGGAAAACGTGCAAGTGTCCTCAGAGTCACGAATCGTCCAGGGGATGAGCGTAGAAACGATGATTGTTAGCTGGGATAAAGTGCCGTACGCAGTTTTCTATGACGTCCAGTGGCGAAAGGATAATGGCAACTGGCAGAACGTCCCGCAGACGGCAAACAAGGAGGTTTATGTTGAAGGGATTTACGCTGGCAACTATCAGGTTCGCGTGCGCTCCGTCGCTGGTTCTGGCACAACTTCAGGCTGGTCAAATATCGTCGCGGCAACGTTGACGGGTAAACAGGGTGAACCGGGCCGACCGATTAACCTTACAGCTACGGATGATGTTGTTTTTGGTATCCGTACAAAATGGGGGTTCTCTGATGGTTCTGGAGATACGGCCTATACGGAGTTGCAGCAGTCACCGGATGGAACAGTGGATAACGCAAGTTTGCTTTCTTTGATTCCGTATCCGCAGCATGAGTATTATCACTCACCGATGCCTGGAGGGAATATTGTGTGGTATCGGGTAAGGACGGTTGACAGGATCGGTAACGTGTCTCAGTGGACTGATTTTGTCAGAGGTATGGCATCAACAAACGTTGACGATATCATTGGGGAGATTTCTGTCGATATCGAAAACTCGCCGGGTTACGAGTGGCTTGTTGATAACGCAACCGACAACGCGGCGCAGAACGCAGCGAACGCAGAGGCAGCAATTGAGAACGCTCTAGCTAATGACAAAGACGCGATCTACATGAAGAAGGAGAACGGAAAACGAAAAGCAGAGTACACCAAATCACTGCAACTTATTGCTGATGAGACTCAGGCGCGAGTAACAGCAGTTGAGCAGTTAAGGGCAAGTTTTGGTGATCAGATTAGTGCAAGCAATAGCGAATTGCGTGAAGTTATCGCAACTGAGACTGGAGCGCTATCGCGTGAAATTGACCAACTCAGGGCAGAGATTGGTGATGATATTCAGGCAAGTTTGACTGATATCAGAGAGGCTATAGCAAACGAGACTGAGGCGAGAACGCAAGCTGACTTGTCATTAAGCGCGAGGCTTGGGGATAATGAGGCAGCACTTTCTCAAAAACTTGATTCGTGGAGCAATGCAGATTCGACTGGTGCAATGTACGGCGTCAAGCTGGGTCTGAAATACAACGGACAGGAATATAGCGCAGGCATGGCTATGTCTCTGATTGGTTCCGGCGCAGCTGTTAAGGCGCAAATTCTATTCGAGGCGTCGCGATTTGCAATCATGACAGGGATGAACGGTCAGACTCAGTATCCTTTCGTTGTTGAAGGTAATCAGGTGATTCTTAATAGCGCCATTATTAAGAACGGATTCATCACGAATGCGATGATTGGTAATGTTATTCAATCGAATAACTATGTCGTTAACAAGGCTGGCTGGAGACTTGACAAGGGTGGAACATTCGAAAACTACGGAAGTGACGGTGAGGGTGCAATGAAGCAAACTAATACCACAATATCTGTTAGGGATGCGAGTGGTCGCCTGAGGGTTCAGATTGGCAGGTTGACTGGTTCATGGTAATATCAAGGGCATCGAGAGATGCCCTTTTCTTTTGGAGGATTTATTATGGCGTACGGTATATCAACTTGGGACGCAAATGGCGTTTATAATAACTATGGAATTAAGCCTGTCACGGTTGTTGGTTGGAGCTTTTTGTCAGCAGGCCAGAATTCAGCATCGTTCAGCTATCAAGTACCACCTGGTATGCGTGTGAACTACGTTATAAGCCTTGACGATGGCGCCATTAGCGGACCTGGCAGGAAAATTATTGCTAGCGGCAATACGATAACAGTAACGCCAGCAAACTCACCTGGGCCAAACGTGCACCCATCATCAAACTGTTACTTAATAGCATATCTGGAGAATGATTAATGTCATACGGTGCTTTTATAGATGTAAACGGAAACCCATTCATAACCCCGTTATCCACGCCATTCGCTTTATATGCGAGAGGGGAAATTAAATCAGTAAATGTTAGTGGTTCACAGGTTGCGGAGAGATATGTTCGGATACCTACAGGTGTTCCGGTTATAGCTTTTTGCAAAACAACAAGTACGCAACAGGGGACCGCGCTTTCAGCCTTTACTTTCAGAAGCGGACCCAATGTTGGAACTGTTTATATAAGGGGGACAAATCCAGCAAACCAATCATACACACTAACATATTACATATTTGCCATATTTGAGCAGTCACTACCGAGCTGGGGTATGGCGATATGGGATGCGTCAGGAAAGCTAGTGCTGACAAATGAGACAAAAGTTCTTAGTGATTTGGTTACAATTGGCACTCCTGGATACGCTGGCGGCGGATTAAACATAGACACAACACTCAGCGGAAGCTACGCAGTTGTTCCAACTATACTTGGCAACTATCAAGTTGTTATTGGCAGGCTGCCAACTGGGCAACCCATAATAGGAAACTCAACAGCAGGCAGTTCATGCAGGTACAATGGGAGCACAACGAGAATAAACGCAGCAGCAACCACTGCGGCGGGTCAGATAATGAACACCACAAATAATGGAAATATTATAACAGCAATCAAAACGACAGCGTACGACTAAGCCCCTTGCGGGGCTTTTCTTTTATATCGAGCAATCGTGAGATTTGAAGTTTTTCTCTGATACATAGTTGAAGGAGAATGGGTATCCAGCACGCAATACCATCTCCTTTCCGCGCATCTTAGATCCAAAAACGTAAACCGAGTACTCCGCGCCGCCTGATTCATAAATTGCCGTGCAAGTGCGCTCAGGCATCGATGAGCAACCAGTCAGGATGAATGCCGCAGCGATAATGGTGATTAACTTTTTCATTTGCATGTCCTCGTCGTTAGTGTGATTGCATTGTATGTCGCGTTTACTTTTATTGCAATAGCTCGATTACAATTTTTTTCGTGTAACAGGTGTCTATTTTTGTAACTTGAGATGGCGTTACAAAATCGATCCCATCCGACCGCAGGGAGATATGATAAAAACTCTATATAATATATATAGATAGATAATATTTAATTTTAGCTTTATATATATAATTATTGTTGTGTAACAGTTGTCTATCGTGTAACAGGTGATTTGATTGATTCGTCAAATTTCTATCATATATGTTCAAAATTTAATCGATCGGGATTCTATTCATGGATATCTGTGTATTTCTAAGAAAAAGCGGTTACAAGTGTTACGCAATAGACATCGCATAAAAATCGACTTAAGACATTGATTCTGCTGATGCTGGTTGTAACTTGAGCAATATAGACACGCAATTACACACCAATTACATGTATTCGATTGACTAAACGCTGTTAATGGCTATAATGGATTCATCGTAAACGAAGGAGATAAACGCAATGTTCCAGGTATTCACATCAAGCCAGCTTTCTAACGACGAGTATCATAGCAACGAAGGTTGGGCGGCAGAGTATGTAAGCGGATCGAGCCTTGCAGAAATCTATCAAACTTGCCCGGCTAACTGGCGATTCAAGAAGAATGAGACAACGAAAGCGCTTGAGTTCGGTACTCAGTCGCATACCAACTTTGAGAGCCGAGATCTGTTTACTGCATCGTATGCGCGTTGTCCTGCTCCATCAGAGTTTAAAGATCTCATTACTTCTCAAACGGCGCTGGCGGCAAAGTTAAAATCTTTTGGCCTGAAAGGTACATCCGGTAAACAGTACCCTGACCTCATCAAAATGATGGTTGATTGTGGTGAAGAACTCAACGTTCAATACCTGACTGAACTGATCGCAGAAGCTGAGGCGCGCGCTGAAGGAAAGAAACTCGTTGACGCTGATAAATACGACGCCTGCATGAAGATGAGAGCTATACTTGAGCAAAACCCGGATCACGAAGCGTGCATTAACAGCGAAACGGCTCAGCGTGAGATTTCAATCTTCGGTGAGATATCCGGCGTCAAGGTTAAGGTTCGACTTGACCATCTTGATTACAAGGAGAATGTTCCAGGTCGTGTCCTGACTGGTTATGATGAGAATGGCGATCCTGTATTCGAAGATGTTATTTTTCCTGAAGCACTGATTATCACTGACTTCAAAACAACAATGAGCGCCAACCCGTTAGAGTTCCCTAGACTGGCATACAATCACGGGTATTATCTGAAAATGGCCTTGCAGCATGATCTGCTACGACGCGCAATCCAGGCTGGCGCTTTTGAAGGCAACTTCCCGGAAGATATCCCGATCGTAGTTCGATTGCTGGCGCAGGAGAAAAAAGAGCCTTATATCGCACTGGCTTACCGTATGACTATGGAGCAAATCAGGATCGGTCGTAACCAGTACATTAGCGTAGTCCACACTTACAAGGCTTGCTCTGAAATGGATGTTTGGCCTGGGTACGCTGGCGACGCAAGCGAGATTGAACTTGAAACGCCTTCATGGGTACGATACCAAAACAAGTAAACGGCACAAATAGCTAAACAAGTAACTAATGAGGTGTTATAATGCACCTCATAAACCAATCAGGAGAAGTTAAAATGCAATTATCACCAGAAACCAACGAAATCCTCCCGGCGCTGTTTAATGCTCGCAACAAATTCGCGAAAGCAAAGAAGGACGCTAAAAACAATCACCTGAAAAACTCATACGCAACTCTTGACGCAATGATGGCAGCGGTTAGTCCGGCTCTAACCGACAACGATATCATGATCCTGCAATCAATGCTGGATACAAGCACGGAAACGACCTTCCACCTTGAAACTATGCTGATTCACAAATCCGGGCAGTGGGCCAAATTCTTCATGATGATGCCGATTGCAAAACGCGATCCTCAAGGTGTAGGCTCAGCGATGACTTATGCGCGACGTTACTCACTCGCTGCGGCGCTGGGGATTAGTCAGAGTGATGACGACGCTCAGCTTGCGGTGAAATCAGTCAAGGACTGGAAAAAAGAACTTGATGCGTGTGAAGATATCGAATCACTGAAAGAGGTGTGGGCCAACGCTTACCGACAGACGGACACGGCGAGCAAGTCAATCATTCAGGATCACTACAACGCACTTAAGGCTAAGTTTGAGATCGGAAAAGCTCGCGGCATTCGCCCGGCTCAGCCGGAACAGAAAAAACAGGTTGAAGCAACGAGCGCGAAACCTGTACAATCTCAATCAATAACCAACTTCGAATAATCATTTCGGGCGGCTTCGGTCGCCCATAAATTTTAGGAGAGAAAATCATGCATATTATCACTGGAGAGATCCGCAAAGAACCGAAGATTCTGGAACGTAACGGCGGCAATACTTACATCATCGAACTGGCAGAAAGCTACAAACCGCGCGATGGCGATCGCGAATACACAAACTACACGTTCTTTTTTAGTGACGGTGGAAAGCCCGGACTTGCTGACTGGTATCGTGATGCGTTCCAGGTTGGTAGAGTGATCTCAGTATCGTGCGAGACGTTGAAGATCTCATCACGTGAGCACAACGGAACTATTTACAATTCATTGCAGGCTGCTGATTTTCCTAAGCTGGTATTCAGTCAGAGAGGACAAAGCAACCAGCAACAACGAGCACCTCAGCAACAACAGCGAACGCAATCACAGCCACAGCCAAATCCTCAGTCAACATTTGATGATGATATCCCGTTCTAATAAAAAGCCCCGCATTGCGGGGCTTATTTTTACTTGTTTTCTATTAGTTTTTTGATCATATCCTCAAGTGAGGAAATTCTTGATTCAAGATCTGAAATTCTTTTTTTGCTCTCTTCGTCACGAGCGCGAAGTGCCTTTATTGCCGCCAATCCATCAAGAAGCATAGGTGTTTGATCTAGATGATAGTAACCGCCTATCTCCTTTGTATACTCTTTGTCAATCTGTCGAATCTGCTGAGAGATAACACCGCGTCTATATCCCTTCCCTTTTTTATCGTCCTTAAATGAGAATACTTTAAACTCCATGCGATTGATGTTATCAAGCGCACCTTCAACATTCAAATTACCTTTTACATTCTTCAGGCGTTCGTCTGATACCGCTGTTTTAGTGAACTCGAACCAGTTGGACCAGTTTGCGTTGTTAGTTTGATTTCTGATAAACATGCGTGATTCGGTGTTAGTATATCGCTGCGAATACCATAATCCTGAATCACCCGTGTTTTTCGAATCACCCTGCGCAACACCTTGCATACACTGCGTGAATAAAGTCCCGTAGCTATTACCAGCAAGAGGAGCATTTTGCCACCCACCTGATACCAACCTCCAGCCTTGTGGCTGAGTGTTAAAGTTTATGTTATTTGATGGCGCACTGTTGCCATCTGTAGGCAGTCCACCGTTGTAGCCGACGAAGTGGAATACGGTAGAGTTAGGTCTTGCGAACGATACGACACGTCTATTTGCTGTTGTCTCTTTCTGCATGAAGAACATGAACATATTAACACCAGAGTCATTCTCTATGCTGACTCGTTTGCCAATGAAATCGTCTCCGACTTTCGTCGTTACCCACTCGAACGAAGGGTACTCCTTCTCAGATCTCACGCGGCCTTTAGCGTTAATATCGCCGTAAGTCGGGAATGACCCTTGCAGGTAGATCTCCTTCCACTCCTTCCATACCGTCCCAGCAAGAGATCTAACGAATCTACGCATGCTTGAAAACGTGGTGTACTCCTGTATACACGCCTCTACGCTTCCAGCGCCCGTTTTAAATACTGTAAGACAACCAGCCTCCTGAAATGGGTAGTTACGCTCTGATGTAGCATTAGCCGATGTTGTTTGATAGTACCTACCCTCCTTAGTGCTGTTAAGCGTGTTAAGATCGGTAGATCCCAAATTAGAATTTGATGCATATAAAACCTGCAAGTTATTCCTTGCTGCTTGTGTATTTGTTAATCCAGAAAGATTTCCATCTTTTGTTAACAGGTTTGAGGCATTAACACTACTTGCTGCATCCTTAGCTTCCTGAGCAGACGCCGCCGCTGCATCTTTTGCGCTTACTGCTTGATTTCTTGCATTCTGAGCGTCGTTTTTAGCAGATGTTGCAGTAGAAGCAGCCGCTTGAGCGTCATTAACGTAACCTGATAAATCTCCCTTCGCCGCGTTGATAGCAGAGATCGCGCTAGCTTCTTCCTGATTGATTGTGGTTACTGCTGAATCTTTCGTGGAGTTAACAGCTGTTACAGCCTGGTCTTTTGCTGAATTGATGCTACCGACCGCCCCGTCAACAATTTGCTGTACCTGACCTTTAGTGGCGTTAGCTTCGTCGCGTGCTGCATTCGCTGAGTCGCGAGCAAGTTCCGCTTGATTCTGTGCAGATTCAGCGGCTGATTTGTTCGCCTTAATTTCTTCAACGATGCGGTTAAGGTTATCCATATCAAGATCGGCAATAATATCCAATGCTCCAGCAATCTCAGTCTCTTTGCTTTGATAGTATCGAAGCGTCTCAGCGACGTTTTGCGCAAGCCCGTTAACGGTCAATGAGTCGTTAAGCAGGATCACATACTTTCCGTCAGCGGCAGTCTGACCATCCGTAGAGATAGCCTTTAACTCTGTGTCGCTCACGATGTCGCTGATTACCGCCAGCTTGATCGGTTGCTCCAGGAATACGATAGTTGCACCGACTCGAATCAGAGCAAGTTGGTCTTTCCATTTTGTGTCGGTTCCGTGAACCGTTCCGTCTGCATCCATTGATGCTGTACCGCGTCTATATAAAGCCATAGTATAAACTCCTTAAGTAAATAGCACGAATTGCTAAGCACTGATTTTATCATTGTGCTATGAGTCTTGCAATGGCCAACAAAAAACCGCCCGAAGGCGGTTAGAGTAGATCGCTTGCTGAGAATAATTTGGATTGCATTCCTGAACGGTACCCTCCAAGATTCGGGATGATTATTTTTAATTGTCGGTCGTCTGCCATGTACAAGGTATCCTTGTCTGAAGGTTCGCACGCCACCCTTACTTCTCGATCACCTTTATACCTGTACGCAACCATTTCGATATTTTCAGGAGTGAAGCAGGCCCATACTTCTTGCTTTGTATGAAATGCAATATGCTGAGCATCAATCCAGTTCAGGCATAAGTAGATCGCCTTTTCTGTTTTACCAGTCACGGCAACCGAGCAACTCGTGTATTTCTTCGCGTAAAATGACTCCCTTCCTTCCTCATCAATAATCAAAATATTGCAAAACTCGTCATCAAGCCCGTCCTCATGCACAAGTTGACACGGGATAGTGTGAAATACCGATTCACCGCCATCCTCTCGACGTTTTACGCCAACGTCGAATGATTCAGTTGGTAGCGACTCAAACATGCTTAGAGGCGTGTTTACGCGCTTCTCTGTGCGCTCCATAACTTTCATCACTGCTTCATGGTCTGCCATCATAACATTGACGCCAGACACCGGAGTTCTTCGCGCTTTTTTATTGGCCTTGACAATGTATTCCTGCGGAACCTTTCCGAGAAATCTCCCCAGGATGTTTATGCATTCGCTATACGGCATACCAGTTAACTTCATCAACCAACCGATCCCTGAGTCGTTGCCGCATGAGTTACAGATCGCGCCGCCGTCGCCTGGAGTGTTAAGATTGTCAGTCCAGCGAAATCGGTCTTTACCGCCGCAGTTTGGGCAGGGTTGGTGCTTCTTATTAAAAACATCATTCGGCAATCCGCAGATTGATTGGAAAGCCTCGCGCCATAACCCCTTCATGTACGGTAAAACGTCCTCTTTCTGAAACATCATAAATTCTTCGTTCACTTCCAGATCTCCAAAATAAAAAACGCGTAGAAGGATGTTAACCCGCTACGCGTAGTTTGTTTTAACTAAAAATGCTATTGGTCGTTCCGATATCTTCCTTCTTCACAACCCGCATGAATTTCTTGTTCTTGCATCGCTTCTCAAGGCACTTGCCGTTACCATCAAACTTGAGGTCGAATCTCAGCCATGATGCGCGGTATCCTTTACACCCCTGTCGGCGGTAAGCGCGATGTGCAGCCTCAGCGCCTTGCCACGAAATCATGTTGCGTTCTTTCCAGCCTTGCACCGTCTGATTTGTTACTTTTAGTGCCTTTGCGCATGCCGCAGGGCCACCATAATATTCGATAAGCGCATCAAGTCGTGCTCGCAATCCGGCGCGTGTTTCTTCCTTATGAATATAGAACCCGCAGCGCTGTCGTGGCTTTTTGTCTTTACCGCGTCGAGTTCCGTTGTTACCATTGATGTGACGTTTATCGATTTCACCAGTTGACTCCGCGATGCGTTGAATACTCATCTTAATTCTCCTATAGCACTTTTTGCTAAAAACGTTTACTGTATGCCGTGTATTATAGCGTAAACGCTACAACGATTCAAAGGATTAATAGCCGTGACAATGAACATTAAAAAACAGATTGCATTACTTGGCGAGGACTACATAAAGCGAACTCAGGAGCGATTCACTGTCGGTGAGGTTGTTCCTTATCCGTACCAGGTTGTTGCTTATGCTGAGATCGCGAAACGCCTGTCAAATTACGAGCATCCATTCTTTGTTAAAGCGTCAGTATCTGCGGGTAAAACCATCATTTTTGCTATGGTTGCAAAGCAGTGTCAGAAAATGGGATTAAAAATGCTCGTTCTGGCTCGTCAGGGTGAGATTGTCGATCAGGATAGCGAGGAGATTGACAACTTCGGGGTAACTAACTCCATCTTCTCAGCCTCATTAGGTATTAAGTCCTGCTATTTTCCTATCGTGGTAGGCTCAGAGGGTACTGTTGCAAATGGCTTAAACAATGAGTTGGCTGATTTTGTCCCGCACGTAATCGGGATCGATGAATGTCATCAGGTGGATTGGGAAGACCTTGCGCAAGCCATCGAGGGCAAGGAAACAATGGAACAGATGAGGGGCGAGAAAGGGAAAATTATCATGGACGGAGATATTCCCCTGATTGGTAATGATGGAAAACCTTTGCTTGGAACTAAGCGTAGTCAGTACACGATCGTAATCGTGGAAATGATGCGGCGCTGTAAAAAGGTTCACGGTCACGATCTCAGAATATTTGGTATGACGGGATCTGAATTTCGTGGCGTAGTTCCTATTCTGGTAGAGAATCCTAAAGCGCTGGGATTCTGGCGTGAGCGAGTAACCGATATCGACACAAACTATCTGATTGAGTTCGGCTCTGTCGTTCCGACTATATTCGGATCAACAGACGGAGTTCATTACGATCTGGATAAGTTCAAGGCGTCGAGCGAGGACGGAGTGCAGGACTTTACAGAGAAAGATATGAAGGCTATGGAAGATGAGATCCTTCATGATAAATCTCTGACTCAGCGAATCATGCAAATGGTCGCCAAAAAGGCCGAAGAGCGTAACGCGGTTCTGATTACATGTGCTGGTGTGCGCCACTGCAAAGAGGCAGCGGCAGCACTTCCTCCGGGAAGCACCTATGCAATTATTACTGGCGACACAGACAACAAAGCGCGCAAAAAGATTCTGGACGATGTAAGGGCCGGAAAAATTAAATACACCTTTCAGGTAATGGCGCTCACTACTGGCGTTAACGTTCCAAATTGGGATTTCAGTGTCATACTCCGCAAGATAGGGTCGCTCACACTGTTGATTCAACTTTTGGGTAGGGGTATGCGTCTGCTTAAATCCTGGCAGGTTGCTGAGGGAATGGTTAAGCAGGACCATCTGGTATGGGATTTCGCAGGTACGATGGATGAGTTGGGTCAGCTTTATTTCGATCCGATACTTGAGCAGGCACAATTCCAAAAGCGTTTCGAAAACGGCAAAGATCCGAAAACATGTCCGAAATGCGGTTGCGTAAATAGCTTCTATGCTCGCAGATGCGTTAACGTTATCGACGGCGAGCGCTGCGATCACTTCTGGACTTCTCAGATTTGCGAGGACCAGGTTGATGAGCGTACAGGAAAAATCCTTGTTAAAGGGTGTGGTGCAGAGAATGATGTTGTTGCGCGAGTCTGTCGTTGCTGTGATGTTTCACTTGTCGATCCGAACCTGAAGTTGTCCGGCAAAGCGTACACCAAGAATGACTGGTACGAGGTCAAGAATTTTGAGGTTACGCTAACCAAAAACCAAAAGGGCGTGATATACAAATACACGCTGATTAATGATGAAGGTGATGAGTTCAAGGCGTATGAAAAATTCTTCCCTGAGTCAGACTCTAAGATTTGCGGTACGCTATGGAAAACGAAAGGTGTATTACCTCATGTGTCAGATCCTAAAATGCGTCGCTACTTTATCGGAATGAAGAACGCCATCAAGATTTTGCAATACTCACATCATATTGCTCACCCGGTGCGCGTAACTCATCGTCGCAACCAGAAGAAAGAAGATATTATTTCACGTAAAGACTTCGGTATGGAGGATATCCCGGAATGATTACAGACAAAGGTGATTATTTAGAGTTTTACGAGCGAGATCCCAGCGACACTCGAAAGGAGGACGCTCATCAGGTGGATTGTGTGTCCTGGCTGAAATACAATTTTCCTCACCTTCTATTTTGGCACACTGTCAATGAAGGTGAAAAAACAATCACATCGGCGCTCAGGGATGAGCAGGCCGGATTACTTAAAGGAGTGTCAGACTTCGTTATCCTGATTGGTGTTAACTCACGATACCCGTTTGCAGCAATAGAACTCAAGCGGGTTAATAAGTCAGGCAAAGGAAAGGCGTCACCAGTCAGCGACAAGCAAAGGGAATTTCTCCGAAAGGTCCGGGAGCGTGGTGGCTTCTCTGCCGTCGCATACGGATTCGGGCAATTCAAGATCGCAATTTACGAAATGATGAAATAGCACTTTTTGTTAAAACTGCCGGGATGGAATCTGGCATTATTATCTCACCAAAACGAGAGGAATAAAAATGAAAGACTTTAATGATATCGAAACTATCGACTTTGCAGAAACTGGTTGCTCATTCACTCGCGAAGCAATAGCATCAGGCGGTTATTATCAGGCATTGAAAACGCCAACCTGCAAAGAGATTTCAGGGCGTCGATACAAGGGGACGAATACCCCTGACGCTGTTCGTGATTTATGGTCAACTCCGCGAGAGGTTATTGCATACCTTGAGGGGCGCTACGGAAAATATGATCTCGACGCTGCGGCAAGCGAAGAAAATAAAGTTTGCGATAAGTTCTACTCACAAGAAACAAACTGCTTAAAACGTTGGTGGGGTAAGAATAAGCACGTATGGTTAAATCCTCCTTATAGTCGACCTGATATATTCGTCAAGAAGGCGATCGAGCAAATGGAGCACAACAATCAGATTGATATTCTGTTGCCTGCCGATAATTCCACAGCGTGGTTTACTGAGGCGCGACAGAATGCGGCTGAGATTATCTGGATTGAAGCTGACTTGACTGAAGATATCGACGGTAACGAGTACGCCAGATCTGGTCGCCTGGCTTTCATATCCGGTGAAACTGGAAAGGCCGTAGACGGCAATAACAAAGGTTCGGTAATTTTTATTATGCGCGAACTTAAAGAAGGTGAGGTGCAACAGACTCACTACATCCCAATCACAAGCATTTGCCCTTCGGTGAAAAACAAACGAGCAAAGGTAAGGAAAGTATGATGAGCGAAAAAATGGTTCCTGTTAAATTAACTGAGCAAGGTTTATGGCTTCTTTATCGCGCTACGTGCTGCGAAATTATGGAGCAAAACGGATTGACTCAGGATGTTATTGGTTGCGATCTGTGGAAGTTTACTAGTTCTCTTGATATGTCTTTCGATGAGATAAAAAATGAATATATCGAGCGTTGGCCTTCAATTATCCAGAAAGACGTAGAGGAACTTAAAGCCGATACGATCGTACAGCACTAATTGCTAAAAATACCCGGCGAAAGTCGGGTATAGTTATTTCATCGAGACGAAGTGAGGAATCAAAAGATGGCACGCATTAACGCAAACTTTTTCAATATCGCTCAACAGTCCGCAAAAATGGCTGTTCATATCACTGACAAGCAAGGCGGCAACTTCGATTGGGATATTGCTATGAACTTCCTTAAAATGTCTTATTACCGTTGCTCGGTTGAAGAAGTCGAAGGCTTCATCTCTGACGTGGAGAAATTAACTAATGCTGATAAAAAAGCAAGGTAAACGAGAGGTGTGGGAGCACGCAAAGGAATGTGGCATCTCAGACGATATAGCACTAATAGCAAAATATTTCGATATAAAGGATGTTAGCATTATCTCAAACGGAAAGATTTCATTTATGGAAGATATGCCGAGAAAAATGCATAGAGTGCCAGCTACCCCATCACTTGAATTTTATCGTGAAGAAGGAAAGAGAATTGAGCGAGAACGAAAAACAGCAAAGAACAACAAGTCTTCCAGGCTTAAACATTAACTTAGATGACTACCAGACCATATGGATCGGAAAGAGGCAGGTTAAGCAAATCCCTTTCTCTGATTGGTTGCCTCCTGACTTCGTTAATGTGCTTTGCACCATCGGTATGAAACAGGAGTTGCATATAGGTTATTACTCACCAGGTAGAAACAGCATGATGCTTGAGGTTGATGGGAAACTTGTTGAGTTTAAATCTTCAGATCTCGGATTCTGGTTAAAGGCTGTGGCATGAATCTTTATTTTGCTGTAGTATTAACACCGCTAATTTCATTTTCAGTAATGTATTTCATTATCATGTAAGGATTAAAATATGTCACAAGCTAAAATCACTACCGAGCAACTTGTCGAAGAACGCATGAAAGGCCTGACACTTCGCGAGATCGCGGAAAAGTACGGTATGCACATTCGCACTGTTGAGGCTCGCCACGCAAAATTGGCAAAAGAAGGACACTTCCACGGCAACGAGCATGTTGCTAAGAACGTACCGGAAGGATTCATGGTAAAAGGCACATCAACGATGATTCGCGGAGATGGGACCGAGGTAGTGCGATGGGTTAAGACCGATCAGGACCGTGAGAAGATTGCGGCAATGATGGAAGCAGCGCGTATTGCATTCTGTGAAGACTTGCCGCGAGCAAAACTAACTGAGCTACTCACATCGCAAGGGCTTACAACCGCTATTGGCAAGCTGGCACTATACCCGGTGTTCGATCTTCACATTGGCGCGCTTGCTCACAAGCATGAATGCGGAGAGAACTACTCTACAGACGTAGCGGAAAAAGTGCTGAATGACTTCTTTAACTACGCGATCGATATTGCCCCGAACGCAGAGAAGGCTGTTCTGTTAATCGGCGGCGACTTCCTTCACTCTGACGGACTTGATGCAGTTACCCCGGCAAGTGGTCACGTTCTTGATCAGGATTCACGATATGCTAAATTGGTGCATGTAGCGATTCGATCGGTGCGACGAGCTATAGACAAAATGCTGACGAAACACAAAGAGGTCGAAGTTCAGGTTATCGAAGGAAACCACGACCAGGCCGGGATGATTTGGTTACGCGCAGCAATGGCAGCATACTATGAAGACGAGCCGCGAGTATTCGTTGACGTCAGTCCTATGATTCTGCATAAGACTCGTTGGGGAAATACCTTGTTGGGATACACTCACGGGCACACTATGAAAAAGGCAGACACGCGACTTGCAGCGATGGCAGCAGATTTCCGATCGGATTTCGGCGAGAGCAAGTATGTGTATACTCATAGCGGGCACTGGCATCACCAGACAATCACTGAGCACTCGCTAGGTATTGATGAAGTACACGGTCAGTTAGGCGCGAAAGATGCATACGCAGCACGCGGAGGGTGGCGCTCATATCGCCAGGCGGCGGTAATTGTTTACGATAAGCAGTTTGGTGAAATCGGTCGATTCATCTATCGTCCAGAAATGACAGGGTCGCACTAATTGATAAAAACGCCCGAAGGGATTCGGGTATAGTAATCACATCGAAAACAAAGAGGATATATCATGAAGCGAGTTAAGTGCATCCGAAATGACTCCAAAACACTTCCATTCCGCGTAAATCAGATCTATAGTGTTGGTTATGATTTCGGTGGGGGATTATTTGAGATTTACGACGGGCGAGGTTCAGCAATTCAGACTCCTCTGAACGGTAGCTATCTGGAATTTATTGCGATAGATTAACAATATCATTCATCACCTTACAGGCTGGCATGATTTACATGCTGGCCTTTTTGCGTTGTATCAAGTAAATTTGAAGGTTAAAATCGACTCACTTGTTCAAAAAATATATGGTGAGATTATGAAAGAATTTTTAACAGCAGCTACGTCAAGCACGGGCGGTGCTTCATTAGTCGGGGCCGCTACCGGGCAACTTTATATTGCTGGCGCTACATTCATTTGCTTTCTGCTTTTTGGTGCCTGGGGTGCATACTGGAAGTATCGTGATAGTAAGGCAATTCAGGAAGCGTTAAACGATGGCGATCTAAATAAGGCGCTTAAGATCAGGGGGAGATAATGAGCTTAAAAAATAACGTTATAGGCGCATCGATCGGGGCTGCTTTGACGTTGACACCTACCCTACTTGAACGAATCGAAGGTATAGAGTACGAGGTGTATTACGATATAGCCGGAGTCCCTACCGTATGCAGCGGAATAACCGGGCCGGACGTCATACCTGGTAAGAAATACACTAAGCGAGAATGCGATGCATTGCTGATAAAACATATCGGCGTCGCTCAGCGATACGTTGACAAAAAGGTGAATGTTGATATTCCGGTAACGATGCGCGCGTCACTGTACAGCTTCACTTTCAACGTTGGAACTGGCGCGTTCGGATCTTCTACAATGCTTAAGCTAATAAATCAGAGTAAGCACAAGGAAGCGTGCAATCAGTTATGGCGATGGGTATACTACTACAACCCAAAAACCAAAAAGCGAGAAGTGTCTAGAGGACTCAAGAACCGACGCACTGAAGAATACGCGTATTGCGTTAAGGAATTATGATGAAACTGAAGAAAACGTGCATTGCGATTACAGTGGCTGTTGGTGTTATTTCTCTATCCGGTTGCTCGACGGCATCTGCTCTGAGCGGTTTACTTTCTGACTCCCCGGATGTTACGGCGCAGGTTGGCGCTGAGAACACGAAACAACTAGCAGGAGTTACAGCAAAGGCAGAGGATAAGCGAGAGGTGAAGGTGAGTGACTCAAATATTGGCAAGGTTGACTCATCCGTCAATAAGTCTGTGGAGGTGTCAACCATTCAGGCAAATACGGTTAACGCTGAAAACATCACGGTAACAAAACATGGGAACTGGTACGATGCAATTGTAGGGTGGACTCTCGTTTTTATTGGCCTGTTGATGGTTTATTTTTCAATTCGTAAGTACGAAAAAAAGGAGGCGTAAGCCTCCTTTCTTTTATGCATCAGCCCACATGTAACTTTCGTTCGTGAGTTTTGCGTATTCTCGAACTTCAATCTCGCAGGTGTCGCCGTACATCTCAGCGACCCTCTTCTCGTTCGCTACCGCCGTTTCTTCAGTCCATCCATCATGCTTGCTGTAAAGGGTAGGAATCTCACTGCTAGTGCCGTTAGAGTGGTTGTAAACGCGAACTACTAAAAATTTGTTAGCCATAATGCTTTCCTTCGGGTCGCTTCGTTTCGATGAAACAAATATACCCGATACGAGATCTGGTGTTTTAACAAAAAGTGCTATTTGTACCTTTTTACGTGAAGGAGTAACTCTCCTTCCTGATCGCAAAGATTGTGCTCACTGTCGTTGTTGGCCCTCATTGAAGTGAGTAACAGACTCAACAACCCTTGCTCAAATTCTTCTTTCGTAAGCTGGAGCCTTGCGCACAATTCGACGTTCCGATCTATCAATGTTTCTACGTTCGCCAAACAAATCTTCATCACTCATCTCTCCAATGTGCATCATTTCCCACGTATACCGATTGTTGTAGCCATCAATACACATCAGCTTCATCATTACCGGGCGCTTAATCTTTCCCTTGCACCAGTAAACTCCATCCTTGCGATCCAAGTAACCATCAGTCACGCAACGAGCGCAAAACTCCTTAGATAGCGCGCTTGTAAATTCACGGCGAGTCATTCCAGCAGCCTTAGCAAATCGCTCACTTTCCTTGTGGGCGTATATAAATTTCGCTATGTGCTGCCGAGTGTATTTGTCGTAACCTTCGCAGAACCGGAACAGATCTAAAAGAAGAAGCATATTATTAACCCATCAGTCGAGGATTGATGAAAACAATATCATCAATGCGGCAAGTGTAGTTCATCTCTTCGAGCGTGATCAGCAGGCTATCGATTCGCTCAGCTACTTTCTGTTGACCGTTGAACGGCGTAACGTTACGGCACTTTGCAACAATGCTATGAATCGGAGCGCGCCCTTTGTTCTTCTTTGCGATCTCAGTGATAACATCAATCAGCTTGCGAGATTCAGCTTCATCACCAGCATACCCGGCAGCGCTGGCAGACGACAGATAAGTCCTGGAAAGCTCATTGAAGATCATGATTGCTTCCTGCATTGTTTCAAGGTCAATCTCACGGTTGGAACGGTTCGGTGATTCACCATCCCAATTCTTGATCGTGTGGAGAACTGAAGCAATACGCAAGGCGTGCTTATCGAACTTGCCGAGATGACCGCGTAGCATTGAGTGAGAGTATTTCCCACCTGCGGCGAAATCCGGCTCCATCGCCTGACGCGCAAGGTTTAATTCACGCATAGCATTACGGCTTACAGAGAGAACAACGTTTTCCTCCTTCATGATGTTGTGAACGAGTCTGTAATATTTGCTAACCAGTCCTCGATCGACTTCTTTATACAATGCATCACCATTTTCATCACAAAGAATACGAGTACCTAAAAGCGGTTCCTCGCGAACTAACAGGAAGCGCTCAGATACACCGATACCTCGTTGGCCTGCGTCCATGATACCTTTGATTGTTTCATCCTGCGCAATTACGCAGATCGAGCCAACCGGGCAAAGAGACAAGTTGTTGTCCTGGTTGGAACGCGCTACCTCCATGTGGTTTTTATCCCACGCCTTAAGGATAAGTTCACTGTTTGACTTCTTGTCTGAACCTCCATAAGTCAGGCCGAGCAATGTATTGATTGCCGTTGCCTCATCAGAGATTACGGAAAAGTGGCCCTGAACAGCGGCTACTTTCGCAAGACCTTCAGGTGTAGGATCTGATACAGCAAAAACAATATCAGCCATCTTTTTGATCTTCTCTTCCAGTTTTTCTTTGTCCTCGTATAGTGCCGCAGTCGTGTTTCCTTTAGGATCATTCTTGATTTCCTTCTCAACCTGGCGTAGCTGACTGGTTAAACGAATACGTTCCTTTTTGCGCTCTTCATTCAGTCGCTGAATCTCCGCACGCATAGGAGTTATCGCCGCTGAGTTAATAGCGGACTTACCTGTTGATGGTGGCTGGCTGATTACCATGTAAAGCGCGGTCGGCTGTTCCTCTCCGTGATATTGCACCCAAAACTTCCCGAGCATCGCGGCTGAGATGCAACCGATAAAATGAGCATACGCGGATGAAACCGGGAACTGGACTGATTCAGCTTTTGCTTTTGCATATTCGAATACCAGGTTATCGCCACCTAACGAAATCAGAGGGAACTTATCGTTGCCGTTATTGATATCGATCGGATCTTGCCAAAATGAAACTGAGTCACCATAGCTGTTTTCACGAATTGCGATCGCCACCGGATTAACTCCAGTGCTATTGGCGATCTCAATAATCTGTTGGTAATTCAGTTTTGGCTTAATATTAAACATCACAATAAACTCCTTAGTTGACGGTGTAAATGATACACCGCCAATGGTACACGCGTTTTGCAAAAAGTGCTATTGGTTATAAGTATTTGGCCTCAAAGGTTGTGCCGTCCGCGATACTAAAACCAACATCTTCTCGAAATAAGGTCCAGCGGCAACCGTCCTCATCAAAAATATAACCAGCTACGCCGCCGAGAGCGCGACCGCTTTCCACCTGGTAACGTTTGCCAAGTTTGAATGATTTTTTCATCGGATTGCGATGGTCAAGCCCGGTGCACTTGAGCGTCTTTGTTTTCAACTCAGTGAACTTCGCGAAGAAGATTTCATCAGATCCGTGAATCTGTAATTCATCATGCTTTTCAAGTTTTAAATACTTTCCGCATTTTAATTTTACTTCGCGAGTGCCATCATAGCGCTCACGACCTTTGTACAGGTTGTTTACTTCAAATCCTGTGATTTTATCTGCTGAAGTACATTTAAGTTTGATGGATTTCATTGCGTTAGCTCCTGATTGGTTATCTTGAATAAGGTCACTTTATCAAATGACCTTACGGCAATATTAACAAATCGTGCTATTTACCAGGGAATATAATCGTCGTCGTCATTATCACCAGTATCATCGCCTGGCATCTCGAAGTCGGGATTATATTCACTTTCTGCGTCCATATCCATATTCCCTAGCGCGTCGTCAAGCGTAATTTCTTTATATGCAACCTTGATACACCATTCCGCACCAAGCCCGGCATCGAGCGCTGCAAAATAACGAGTCCAGAAATTATCCTGTTCCATTAATTAGCTCCATGAATTAATGTAAATCGAGTTAGCCTCAAGCGTTGCGCGAACATCCGCATCTGTTGCATTTATCAGTCGAGATCCCGGTACACTTCCGATAACGCTATTTCCGTTACGCGTCTTAGTTACCGTCATTGAAATAAAACCGGAAGACTTATCCATCTTGATAACTACACGGCCTTTTGCGTTCAAGCGCTTGATGATATTCTCAACTTTAATGCTCATTTTTAATTCCTTTGTTTTGTTTGGTGTGTGAGTAATATACCTTACTCACTATTTATTGTCTTTAGCAATTAGTGCTATCAGTACTCGGAAATTACTTGGCACTCCTTGATTGTTCCACCTAGAACTACTTTCTGCATCATTGCTTTTTGGTGACTATCGTAAACGCGAACATTTTTTACGCTGTTAAATTTGCCAGTATAGAAAGTGTGAATATAAATCATTTTTTGCCGTCCCAGGTTTGATACGCCGTCACAAGGTTAATGCTATGGTCAAACTCGTCAATGCTAAGCGATCCTATTCGAACCAGTTCTTTATCATGCTTAATATCAATCATCCGGCTATATGGATGACCTGGCACGTATTTGAACAGTCGCTTGCTGTCAGCAATGTCGGCGTTGATTCCGTAGAATCGGCCTACCGCCGCCTTAACGCGCTCCATGATGTTTTTTTCGTGGATTGCTGCCGCGTTATTCAGTGCGACTACCGTACTTCCGTTAATCTTCGGTGATTTCGTTGTGATTTTGTAAGTGTGGTTCATCATTCCCCCTAACCAGTCAGGATAGCTTTCTCGCTTCGTCAATAATAACAGGTTCGAGACGCTCAAGTCTAACTCGGAACGTGTTCATAAATCCTTCGTTATTCTTCAGTAGCTCGAATGCGTCTGTAGCTTCAATGGCGCTATTCCCCATGTAGGCAACTACTCTCTTTTGCGTCTTGCGTGAGATCGCAACCACGCGGTAGATATTATCACTCATACAATGCCTCCTTAACACGATCCGCAATGCAGGAGTTTACAGTGATTGAGTAGTTAGCCACGCCCCATAATGCAATATTGCCAAGCTCGGTACGCATAGATGGATTATTAAGCTGAATGATTGTCTCGCCAGTATCGTTATCGACGAAACGAGATGCGCCAGAACGGTCCACCACGCGCGTTACGCGGTTAACACACTCCATTGCATCACTTACACCGTAATAAGAGCTTAGAGCGGCTCTCACGGCTTTCTCTTGCTTGTTGTAAATCTTTCGCGCGATGTTCTCGATCGCAACGCGCTCTTTTTCGTCAGTCTGTATTGCCGTGCTTGCTGAGAAGTCCAGGTCAGTGAGCTGCTTAAACATGATTCTTTCCTCGTTTGCTGTTGATGTGATGACTATACCAGCCACCCCGTGTGCGCGCTTAACAAAAGTGCTATTTAGAATTTTACATCTTCAACAAGCTCGACAAATTTGTACCCCAGGCGATAGGAGTCGCCGAACAACAATAACCCCATAAATTCATCTTTGGTTATCGACTCCTTACCAACTGTTCTAAGCTCTCCGTTGTGAATAACAGTATCGCCGATCTTGATTTCTGATTTATGCACTAATTTCGTTTTCATTTGTTAGCCAGTTAATTAAAAGAATGCTACATAGTTTGCAATGCCTTTTGCGTCGTCGTTAGGCATCGCCTTGACAGCCAGGTCATAACCAGCCTCTACCTTCTGCTTTGCTGACTCTTCGCTGTATCCCCAAATAGCCAGGATTTTAACTACGTTTTCTTTGTTCAGAATTTTAAGGTCTTTAGTGATGCGACGTGCCATTTTGTTTTTCCTCAATCTCGTTTCGATGAGGTAATTATGCCAAATCGCACAGATCGAGTTTTAACAAAAAGTGCTATTTGCGATCGCTTTGAAAAATCCACGCGGCGACAGGGATCGTATCAGTTTTGTTTTGGCGGACTTGCCGCCTAGCTTGCTGTGCTGTGCAGAGTACCCGTCAGGCAGGTTACAGGTTTTTTCTCTGGCATGACAAAATCGTCAGAGGTCCAAAGACAAGTTTTCTTCGGGTAAGCATCGCGCGGCGCAATATACATCGGGAACCAGGGATGTGCGTCATTCTCAGGAAGGTAGCCGCCATACTCCCAGGGATTGAAGGAGTGATCTGGTTTTCTCCAGGCAGATGACAGGACGCTCACCGGATTCTCAATGATGTAAGTCACTCCCAGGGCGTCGCCAATATTCGCAGCAATCCTAGCGGTGGCAACAGCTTTCTCCTGGAATAACGGATCGCGCTCACGCTTGCTTGCAAAGTGACGAGCACCACTAACAGCCAGGTCAGTGCAAGGAGGGAAGGCCATAATAAAATCCGGCTTGCCATACACACCCGCGATCGCATCACGCTCAAACGTTGCATCAATGAACACGTTCACATACTCAATGTTCGGATGCTCAACCCGGGCATTGTACTTTGCGTAATCTCCGTGATCTGCTCCGTCAAAGTTGAAGCACATCACCTTGTGACCTTGCTTTGCCAGTTCATGACCCGCAAGACCGGAACCGTCGAATAGTGACCAAATTAACTTCATTGCTGCTTCCTCTTCTGATTGGTTGATGGCCAGAACCATACCCCGACAACCTGATCGAGTCATTAGCAAAAAATGCTATTCCAATAATTGCTCATTATTCCATCAATATCGGAATAGGTGGAATAATTCTGATTGCGATTGATTGCAAATGATGAAACGTGATTATTGCATGGTGTGCAACAGTTGGTTGATTTGTTGCTGAGATTGCAATGATTGTGAGAGGGATGATCTGGTGTTGCCCAGTTCGCCTGGTAGTCATCTCCATTTTTAGCAAAAAGTGCTATCGATTACACTTTAACTTGTCACGGATGTAATATTTGTCTAGAATCGCACTTGTGACAAAATTACACACTGTGACGCCTCTAAATATACATATAGATATATGTATCTATATAATATATATAGTGTTTTTTTTATTTATATATATAGATAATTATATTGTAATAGTTGTGTATAGTTGTCTTACATTGTCTGGCGTACTGTTGGCATATTTCTATCTGCATGTTTATATATACAGTACTTTTTTGAGAGCTATATATTTCTATAGTGACTCTAGACAGCTAGACAAATGTTACACGGCTTAAAATTGGCTCGCAGGCATTGACAGCTCTACATCGCAATGTCACAATGGCAATTGTTGACACATTATGACACCATTTACACACGAATAGACAAAGAGGGTATATTATGAGCAACACCAATCAGGAATTAAAAATCACCGATATGATTCGACTAACCTGCGATGCAATGTATCGCGACAAAGGCATGAATGAGTTCTCTTTCGTGGCTGATGATATGGCCCTCGAAGCCGCGCGATTCTACTTCCGTGACCAGGAGGTAAGCGATAGCGATCTTGAATCTGCCGCTGCCGGATGGGTGGACCAGAACCAGGGGGAGGTAGAGAAGCGATTCAAGTCCGCTTTCATCACTCCGATCATTACCAGGCACTTCTGTAAGTATGGCAAGGTGGCAAAGGTGAAGGTAGGCCGGAATGACGCGGCAATCACGATGATAACCGTTATCGTTACAGACGAAGAGGTTCCGGTGAAGAAGCGCCGCAGCCGGAAGAAAGTTAGCCTGACTGATTGCCTCGATTCGTTTGACGTTGATGTTAGCAAGCTGGGCGATAGCGAGTTAATGGTTCGTGATGTAAATGAGATCGTGCGCCAGATGAAAGCGCATATTGAGAAATGTGGATTGTAAGGAGAGATGGTTATGAGCAAGATTAATCATGACGCCCTGAAAGGTGTATTGATGCAACTAAATCCAGGCGAAGCATTCCAGCTTAACCCCGAGACATTCGGGTTCGTCGGCTTCTATAGACTCGGCCTACAGATGAGTTCGCCAGCTGATGAGCTGGTTCGGTATGTGCGTAAACAGTTTGGCGTAGAGATGATAAGTCTTGGTAAGGTGCAAGGCATCCAGCTATTCCTATTCAAGCCAAATAAAATTCGCTGCTTCACTTTGATGAAATAGCACTTTTTGTTAAATCCCGGTCGAGCGGATCGGGTATTATCTTTTCATCGACACGATACAGAGGAAACAAAGATGGAAACGCAAATTGACGTAGTGGTTGTTCAGCGAGACTCAACTCATGAAAAGGGTCTGTTCAAGAAGGGAACCGAAATCACGATCGACCTTGAGGATATGGTTGCGTATCACTCTGGTCTTACCTGGAACGTGGTGCGCGTCGGCAGCGACTACAAACTCAAAGGATTTAACACTTATTTTTCCGAGGCTTAATCATGACGACAATTACCGTATTTCTGGCTAAAGATGAGGTTGATGGCGAAATGTCATTCTTCGCGTTTGAGCACAAAACCGGATTGCACTGGCATATGTATAGCCATTACACGGTCATCGATATCAACTCATACCGCGCAGGCTCACTTACTGAAAAACTGGGTTGCTTCATTGGAGCTATCAAGACGAACAATGGCTGCGAGTGGGCAGATGAGCACGAAGAGCGCCGCATGTGCAATATGATTAACCCGGTCTATCTTGAGTCGTTCGAGCTTGATGCTGATGTTGCCATTAAGGTGAGAAAGTCTGGTGAGTTGTTGCCAGGGATGCGTGTGCTGACTGGTTACTCGGGCCGTAAAGTGTGGCGCACTGTGTCGAAGGTTCGCCAGCGTTCGACAACTTGCTATAGCGTATTCTTTGAGGATGGCTGGAATGAGACTGCCGGAAGCCGTGTGAAATATCTCACCAAATAGCACGAATTGTTAAAACCGGATCGGGGTATCTTGATATAGTTACACCATTGAAACGAGATGCCAATCAGAGGAATCACCATGTCTATAGTCAAGAATCGCAACGCAATTGAAGCTACTCGCCACAACAAGCAACACGCGATTTTCATTGCTCGCTACTGCTCAAGCATCAATGGTGGCTTGCAGTATCGCCGCTATGCAGTGATTGAGCCTTCCCCATACATTTACAAGGAATATCGCGAGGAGAATGGCAAGTGGATTGAGATTGAGGGCGTAACGAGCTTCTTGATCTGGAATGGTGAATTTCAGGGATATGACGATATCAGCACTTTAATTGAGGAATAAATAATCATGCCACGTTACAGTAACCTAACCAAACTGACCCGAGTCAACGGGCACATGATCCCTGCTAAATCCACTCATTACGCGAAGGGCGCAAAACACGGATTATATTTCAAGTGGCGAGGTCAATGGAACTTCACAGCAGTGAGTAATTTCTACATGCGCGTCCCTGGAGACGACCCGCAATCGGTAGTAGAAAACTCAATCGGCGACAACAAGATCGAGGTACTAAAATGAACTTCAATACAATAGCTCTATGGTCTGCCGTCTGGTTCTTCTGCATGGGTCATGCCATTGTTGGGATCGTAATCATGTTACTACTGTGTGCGGGAGCGTTCGAATGATGCGCATTCTGATCTGCATGATGGCGGCTGTCGCCCTGGCTATCCTGGTAGTGTCCGGCTGCGACGAGGTCAAAGAGCGATGCAATGAAACCGGGAACCAGGTTACTACTTTCGTGATGGTTGGTAACGTATTGCTACCAATCACATCAAATGAAATCACTTGCGAATAGGATTTAACAATGGCTGATTTTATGCACCAAATGATTGCAGTATTCAAAGGCAGTGATTACGAGGAAGTTAAAGAGTGCTTTACCGTTGACAAGCCTTATAGTGCATCGCTAACCAGCTTCGGGAATATCTCATTACTTGATGATAACGGCGACCCCTGGATATTCGACGAAGACACCGATTGCTTCGAAATTAAAGAATAGCACTTTTTGTTAAAACTCAACTCAGGGGTTGCGATATAGTAACCCCATCGACAACGAACGAGGACGATAGCATGAAAATCAAATTACTTTGCACTGGTGGTTACAAGGGATTCACCCGCGACCTTGAAGCCGACCATATCGTGGTTGATGCGGTTAAGTGCGATTCCAGCACTGGAGGCTACCGCGTTAAGGTTGACGATCTTGTTAAAGCTGGCGTGTACGATCTTGACTACGGACTTTCTGTTAGCCCTGTATTCGGCCCGGCAGACTTCAACGAGAAGGACGGAACGATGTTCTTTTTTGATTGGGAAGTGCAGGCAAACATCAAGCCTCGCAAGGTTCGTCTTCTCAGTAATGGCGGCTACCCGATGCGTCAAGGTTATGAGAATCGCACGTTCCCGGTTATCGTTGACTTTGAAGAAATCACCGCGCACTTAGCTTATATCAACGGTGAACAGCTTCATGCTGTTGGATTTGTGGGAGGTATGAATAAAGAGGCACTTTGCTTCTTCCATCGAGATCCAGAGCCGTTCGATATTGAGTGTGAGTTAGTTTACTAAGAACGAATTGTTAAAAGGGGATTTGTCCTGAATGGTATAATCCCCGCATAAACCACTAAGAGGAAAGCATCATGTTAAAATTAGAAGACGTAAAATTCCCGATTAAATTTATCAGCCTGGGTTGCGGTGAAATTACATTCACCAGTGAAGATAAAGGCAAGTGTGCCACTGATGAGGTGTCTCAACTTAAGTTGGATTGGTTTATCAATCGGCACAATGAAGTAAATCCTGAAAACTCAGCCAAGAAGGATTACCATTACATTATTAGTGGTAGTCAGGATGTGTACGGAAAGTGTGATGGTTGGAAAACTGATCGATCCATCTTCAACACCGCAAAGCCAGAAATTAAACCGATGTTACAATGCACTCAGATCGAGAACATGCCATTGAGCGCTACGATAAAGGGCGTCCAACTTGATAGCGAATCCTGGACCGAGATTACCGCCACACCTAAAACTATTGAGGTGCATGATGATGTAGTGATTCTCCTATTGCATTACGGCAGCTTTAAGCACAAAACGGTATCAGGTGAAATCAGCATTAAGCGCGGAACGCTTGTACGCTATGAGGTGAAATAATGGCTGCGTGGATCTTGATTATCTTGATGAGTACCGGGCCTGATCACGTATACATGGAAAGTCAGCAATCATGCAACAAGGCGCGGGAAGTAATTGCAGAGAATAAGCCGTTCGGGTACGAAGTTAAAACAATGTGCGTTAAACGATAGCACGAATTGCTAAACCTTCCGCAAGGCCATTTGATATAGTGGCCTTATTGAAGCAGAGCAACCAATCAGAGGAATCAGCTATGGATACACGACTCACGCAGTGGCAGATTTACGACAAGGCATCACGCCTACGCGAATCACTTCGTGGACTGGCGCCGAATGACCGAATGGAGATTATCGGGCACGCATTGCACGAACTAACATCTCAGGACGTAATCTATCATTCATGCGGCAATAAATTCTGGAACGTGACATTTGAGGTAAAGAAAGATGAGCAAAACTCATAAGTTAAAAATCGCCCCGGTACATTTCATTGGTGTAATGAACGGAACCAAAACGGCAGAGTTCCGCGTCAATGACCGAAACTTCCAGGTTGGTGATATCCTTGAGCTACGCGAGTTCGAACGTGACGAGTTTACCGGGTGGGAAGTTCACGCCAGGGTGTCCGATGTTACAGACGTGACGCCATACATCAATCGCGGGTATGACGATCAAGGATGCGACTTCACGCAATACGTGATGTTATCAATCAAGCCTTACAGGAAGGTTAGACCATGAAATTTGAGTGCGTATCAAGTAGCGGATCTGGTTTTAAGTGGGGAAAAACTTACAAAGGTGTTCGCGTAAATGATGACAGCTTCATCATTACTGATGAGAACGGTTGCAACGTGAACATTGTCCGTCGTCACGAATACCAGGAGATATTCCTGCCGTATGGCAATAGTTCAAAATACATCTTCCATCGAATCGTGGATGGTGTTAAATTTAACGACGTAATCGAAGCAATCAACCAACTGCATAATAAAGAGGTAAAATTTATGAAATTCGAATGTATCAGCGATAACACCAAAAAATTTACTGTTGGCAATATTTACGAAGCGCCGACCGAGAACGCAAAACACACTGTAGCGCTTACTGACGACACGGGGCGTCACCGCATTGCTACCGTAACGCACAATGGCGAAGGTCTGAGATGGAATAGCGGCGGCACTAAGTTTGCAACGTTCGGCAAGAAGCGTAAGCGCACTTTCTGCGTTAAAGGCAAGGTTGCAGCAAACAAGATCCACAGCGTCAAGGCGTCACAAGTTGACCGCAAGCCAGCATTGAAGTTTGAAGAGAAAGCGGATTTATCCGGCCTGGCTGTTGCGCTTGTTCTCCTGGTAGCTTCGATTTCGCTGATGTTCATCATGTAATTTTAACGGGGAATCGGCTCTGAGCGGTTCCCCTTTCTTTTGGAGAAAGAACTATGCCAGACTTTTCTAACTGGAATAACGAGCCGCCATCATTTCAGGAGTTGCTATTTTGCCTCCTGATCCTGACATTATCTCTTAAGGGTGTTTTATGGCTACTATCATGACAGCAGAAGATGCAGCACGCGACGCAGTGGAAGGAATGCGCCCAAATAGCTCCAGAATCGCCCACTACTACAAATCTGAGGTGTCGGCAGTGCAATTGGTCAGCGAGGTTTTAAGGCTCCCACAAGTCGATTCAGCGCGCGTGGTGACGTGCTTAAAAAATTATTTTTGCATTACTATTAAAACGAATAGCACGAATTGCTAAAACCTATCAAGGGGAATGCGCTATGATTCCCCTACACCAACAAACGAGGAAGCACTAATGAAACACTTAATTTGCATTGAAACGCCTAACGATGAATACACTCTTCACGGCATCGGAATGTTCAGAGGTCACTACATGACAGCAAGTATTTATGATGAGCGTCGCGGCGATGGCGATCTGATGATTACGTCAAGAGAAGTAAATCCGTACATTATGCAGAATCTTGGCGATAACGAATATATGGCCTACGGCTGCAACGCTGTGTACAAGCATATAAAGATCCGCAAACGCGTTGTTCGCGCATTCAAGAAAATTGCAATGAAATACTGGAAGATGAGCAAGAAAGATGCTGGGCGCTGGGCGCGTAACGTTGCTGATTCATACTTCTATCGTAACGGTGAGTCGTGCTACTTCCTGATCGATGAAATGATGGAAAATTATAGCGGCACATTCTGCCAAAGTGATTTTGACGCTTGGGCTGACTACGAGGTCGATTGCTGGTAATAGCACGAATTGCTAAAACTTGCTCAAGGGCATTTGATAGAATGCCCTTCATTGAGTTAAGCAACCAATCAGAGGAATAAATCATGGATAAAATCACAATTTGGGGCCAGGCAATCAATCTGTTTCTCGGCACGCGCCGCGTAGCAATCTTTGACTTTGATGGAACACTTAGCGATGGATCTGGTCGACTTCACCTGCTACCGACAAAGGATTTGCACTTAACTGAAAGCTGGTCCGAGTTTAACCGCTCGGCAATATTTGACAACCCTATCCAAAGCACGATCGATGTGATGAACTCTATGTTTGCCGCTGGATATCATGTAATAATTTTAACCGGGCGAAGTGATGAGGTGCGTTACGCATCTGAGTTATGGCTTAAGCATCACGGCGCTCGATATGATTACTTGGTCATGAGGCCGCACACCGACAACCGCAAAGACACGGTAATGAAAGAAGAGGCGGTGCGCGCGATCGGTATTGAGAACATCCTGGCAGCTTGGGATGACTCACCGCAGATTATTCCATTATTCCGCTCGCTTGGAATAACAACGTATGCCGTAGTTGACTATGGCGATAAAATTCACGATCATTTAAAATCTCATGGCGTAGATGAGGTTTGCAATCATGAACCATCTGAGCCGCTACCGCCATTTGGCGATAAAATATGTATTAAGTGCAAGGAGTTATTGAAGTGAACCTGTACGAATTTATTGCAGCACATCCGGTATTGACGGTTATCATCCTGTTAATCATCAATCACACTATCATCAATGTGGCAAAATTATTTTTAGGGAGATACTAACATGAAAACAGCTATCATTTTAAACGGCGCACCTGGAGCGGGAAAAGACACTATCGGATGCATCCTTGCTGACACTTACGATCACGTAGCCTTGCGCAGCTTCAAAGCGCCAATGTTTGAGATTGCCCGAGCAATCCTGGGTGAAGCTAACTACGAGTATTTCATGTTCTTGTATGAGGACCGTCGATATAAAGAAGAGCCAGCATCAATCCTGAACGGTAAAAGCCCACGCCAGTTTATGATCTGGATTAGTGAAGAGGTCATCAAGCCGCAATTCGGCAATCGCTTTTTCGGTATGCGAGCGGAAAGCAAGGTGAAAGAGTCGCACTCCCTTTCGGTATTTACTGATGGTGGATTCAAAGATGAGATCTTGCAAATGATTGAAGGTGATATCCAGGTCAAGCTATGCCGCATACATCGCAAAGGTTGCAGCTTTGATAACGACAGCCGCGACTATATCTATCTTGACTACATGATCGGGGTTAACGGTTATCAGGAATGTGACTTCTTTTCTGTCGAAGGTCATCCAGAAATTACCGCTCAGCACATAGCCGCCACGTTCATCAATAAATAGCACGAATTGCTAAAACGTCGATGGGGTGATTTGATATAGTTACCTCATCGACAACGAAGAGAGAAAATCGAAATGATGGTATCAACTGATAAGTTTTTCACCTGCACTAAAACCTCTGAAGTATTCGAGCTTGTTCATACTGATAATGGTGATTTCATGCATGACGGTTGCGACGTTTTTATCGAAGTGAAAGAAAGCGACTATGATGACGGAGTTTATTATAACCCGGCAGTGAACACTCAGTTCTTTACACCGATCGAAGAAGAAGGAGAAGAGGCATGATTACGATTAACTTGTCAGATAAACAAGCGCGCGAACTCCTGGACACGATTGGTGAACAGCTTCACGTAAAAGGTGCTACGGCTGAATTGCTTAACCAGATCGACAGGCAGATTACACCAGTATCGACGAATCAAGCTGAGTTCGCAGCATGGAAAAGCGAACGCATCTTGCCAAATATCATCAAGGCATGGAAGCGCAAGCATAAAAAAGAAATCAACGTTGAGGATTTATTTACCGATGAATTAAGTCCTTCAAAGGTTGCTCAATATCAGTTGCGATACATGGAGTCGGTTTGCAATCAGGTTTTAGATGTTAACTTCTCATTTGGTGGAGGTAAATAATGTTCGGTTTAAGTGAAGTTGAATGGAACGTAGTAAAGCGCGCGGCGAAGGAATTAAATAAATTCGTTAGCGGCATGAAGAAGGAAGATCGTAAAAACGACAAGATCATGATTGACGTGATTTCTACTCACCACAAAAAGGTCGAGCTACTCATCGACCGATACAAGTTTGTCTGGACTGCCGGGTATATTGCCGGGCGCGTAGGTAACAAAGAAGGGGATTACGAATAATGGCTAATTTACCGAAGAAAGGCGATCAGGTTCGATGCTTCACGTCACGCAATAGCGATGCTTTCTCAGCGGGGTGCTTGTACGATGTTGAAAAGGTAAGTAAAGCAAATAGACTCGTATATGTGTACGGTGACGATGGAAACCTTCATGAAATTGATTACCCGCAGGATATGACTAAGGGGCAATTCGAAATTAATGATTGACCTAAATCCCTGAGCGGTGATAGTATTAATCCCGTAGACAGACGAGGCGCAATTAGGCGCAACGCGTGAGACGATTCTCACACTTCCAGCTAACAAGCTCGGTTGCATAGTGGTTAAGCAACGCCGCAGACCCGTAAGCGGCAAAAATTCAAGAGGATTGCATAATGCAAAACACTAAAGATGAATCAGTCAAAATTGAAATTAAAGTAACTCGCAACGGTGAAACCACTCGTTATAAAAAACGATTAAATCCTGGCGAGGCTGTTATTGGTCGCATTGCTGGCGTTATGATTAAGGCGCAGGAAGATGAAGCGATTCAAAGTTAAATTAATTATTCGAAAGATGGGAATGTTTTGCCAGTCGTGCAAGCAATCTTTCGAAACTGAATTATCAGCAACCAGTCAGGCAGAAGCCATCACGAAAGCAAAAAAACTTTCAGGCGCTAACCTTGACACTCACAAAATAAATATTGAATTAATCAAGGAGATTTAACATGACAATTTTTTTATTGATTATCTCTGGTGTTGTTATTTTTGGTGCTGGTTTGTTTGCTGGCTTCGCACTTGTTGCGGCAGCAATTGCGATGGACGCTAAGGATAAAACTGGTGTATGGCTGACCTACTCACCTAAGAAGGACCAATGGGAGATGACTGGCGACCTTGCTCACTGCTACTCTAAAGCTCAGACCCACCCTAAAGGAATTAAGCGACGATTGTCGTGATAAACACTAACCCGCTTCGGCGGGTTTTTTTATGCCTGCAATATGGTAAAATAGCACTAAATGTTAAACAAAGAGGATGGATTTATGAGTGAACCTAAGAACGCTCCCGTAGTCCAGGGGGGTAATTTCAAAGAGCTATACAAGAAAAAGTTTGGCACTGTACTCGCGAAAAACCGGGCGATGACGCCAGAGCAACTATTCGATCTGTCAGTGAAGTATTTCGAATGGGCCGAGGACAATGCAATCAAGGCGTCAGAATCAGCCAGCTTTCAGGGTGGCGTTTATGAATCGCTTGTCCATAAGCCGCGCGTCTTCACCTGGACCGGATACCGACTATTCATCGGTGCAAGCGAGGCCGCAATCATTAAGTGGAAGCGAGAGGAAGAATACAGTGAGGTTATGGAGTTTGTGGAATCGGTAATCAACGAGCAAAAATTCCAGCTTGCCGCCAACGGTGTTATTAACGCCTCATTTATCGGTAAGGATCTCGGAATCGACAAGCCAGCCTCAATCAATATCGAAAACTCGTCAGCTTCCGCATCGACAGTAGTAGCCACTACTGAGGATGCAATGAAGGACGCAGTAAATAGCATTCTTGACATGCTTTAACGTTACGGGCGCGCGAGCGCCAACATAGGAGAATTGATATGATTCAATGGGAAGACCTTAACGCAACACAGAAGCTGGCGATCAAGAAAATGAGCGAGGCCAATTTCGAAAAAATGATTCGGATCTGGTTCCAGCTTATGCAGGCGCAGCAGTTCCAGCCTAACTGGCATCACCTTTACCTATGTCACGAAGTGGAGGAAATTATTGCAGGGCGGCGAGGGAATACAATCTTTAACGTCACGCCAGGTTCCGGTAAAACTGAAGTGTTCTCAATTCACCTTCCGGTGTACGCAATGCTCAAGTGTAAGAAGGTGCGAAACCTTAACGTGTCGTTTGCTGACAGCTTGGTTAAGCGTAACAGTAAGCGCGTCCGTGAGATTATCAGCAGCAACGAATTTCAAGAGCTATGGCCTTGCAAGTTCGGTACATCGAAAGACGAGGAGATGCAGGTTCTTAACGAAGACGGAAAGGTTTGGTTTGAGTTGATATCAGCTGCGGCTGGAGGTCGAATTACAGGTTCGCGTGGTGGATACATGATGCCGGGATTCTCAGGGATGGTAATGCTCGATGATATCGACAAGCCTGATGATATGTTCTCAAAGGTTAAGCGTGAGCGTACGCACATGCTATTGAAAAACACCATCCGATCTCGTCGTATGCATAACGAGACTCCTATTATTGCAATTCAGCAAAGACTGCACGCTCAGGATTCAACATGGTTCATGATGAATGGCGGGATGGGTATTGAGTTTGACCAGATCTCAATCCCGGCGCTGGTGACGGAAGAATACGGAAAGACGCTTCCTGACTGGTTGCAGCCTTACTTCGAGCGCGACGTTTTGTCGTCTGAGTATGTAGAATTGGATGGTGTTAAGCATTATTCATTCTGGCCCAGCAAGGAAAGTGTGCACGACCTATTAGCTTTGCGCGAAGCGGACCAGTACACCTTTGATTCTCAGTATCAACAGAAGCCGATCGCGCTTGGTGGCTCCGTGTTTAACTCGGAGTGGTGGACTTATTACGGAAGCAGCCTTGACGCTGACGAGCCAGATCCTGGTAAATATGATTACCGTTTTATCACCGCTGATACCGCTCAGAAGACAGGTGAGCTAAACGACTACACAGTCTTTTGTTTGTGGGGTAAGAAAAACGACAAGGTTTACTTTATCGACGGCATTCGCGGTAAGTGGGAAGCGCCGGATATGGAGAAACAATTTACCGCCTTCGTGAATCAGGCATGGAGACACAATAAATCAATGGGCGTGCTTCGTAAAATCTACGTGGAAGACAAAGCAAGCGGTACGGGCTTAATCCAGAACCTAAGGAAAAAGACTCCGATATCCATCACTCCATTGCAGCGTAACAAAGACAAAGTTACCCGAGCTATGGATGCTCAGCCAGTTATTAAAGCAGGGCGTGTGGTTCTGCCAGAAGAGCACCCTATGCTTGCTGAAATTATCGCTGAGCACAGCGCCTTTACTTACGATGACACCCACCCGCATGATGATATCGTCGATAACTTCATGGATGCGGCGAACATCGAATTGCTGACCATTGATGATCCTATCGAGAGAATGAAGCGACTCGCCGGGATGGTTAAGCGGTAATAAATGAGATATAATCAGGGCTGTCAATTGACGGCCCTTTTTATTGGAGGAAACATGAAAATTGTTAAGCATGATGGATATAACGATATCTTTAACGGCGGCGCGGACGGGTCGCCTAAGCCATTCTTTATGTCTGATGCATCATATCACGTAGGTTCTTTCTACAACGACAACGCAACCGCGAAGCGAATTGTGGATGTTATCCCGGAAGAGATGGTGACGGCTGGTTTTAAAATGTCAGGCGTTAAGGATGAAAAAGAGTTCAAGTCTTTATGGGATAGCTACAAACTTGATTCAAGTCTGGTGGATCTTCTTTGTTGGGCGAGACTTTACGGTGGCGCGGCGATGGTGGCAATCATCAACGACAACCGGATGTTAACCAGTCAGGCAAAGCCTGGAGCCAAACTTGAAGGCGTCCGAGTTTACGATCGATTTGCTATCACTATTGAAAAGCGAGTCACCAATGCAAGATCCCCTCGCTATGGTGAGCCTGAAATTTACAAGGTATCCCCTGGCGACAATATGCAGCCGTATCTGATTCATCACTCAAGAGTCTTTATTGCTGATGGTGAACGAGTAACGCAACAGGCAAGAAAGCAGAATCAAGGATGGGGAGCTTCGGTATTGAACAAGTCACTGATTGATGCAATCTGTGATTATGATTACTGTGAATCTCTTGCTACTCAGATCTTGCGACGTAAGCAACAGGCTGTATGGAAGGTCAAAGGTCTTGCCGAAATGTGTGATGATGATGATGCTCAGTATGCCGCGCGCCTGCGACTTGCTCAGGTTGATGATAACTCCGGCGTAGGTCGTGCGATCGGTATCGATGCTGAGACTGAGGAATATGACGTTCTCAACTCTGATATCAGCGGAGTTCCTGAGTTCTTATCAAGCAAGATGGACCGCATCGTCTCACTATCCGGGATTCATGAGATTATCATTAAGAATAAGAACGTAGGCGGCGTATCAGCGAGTCAAAACACAGCGCTTGAGACTTTCTATAAGCTAGTCGACCGCAAGCGTGAGGAAGACTACAGGCCGCTTCTTGAGTTCTTGTTGCCGTTCATTGTTGATGAGGAAGAGTGGTCGATCGAGTTTGAGCCTTTGTCTGTTCCGAGTAAGAAAGAGGAATCAGAGATCACGAAGAATAACGTTGAGTCAGTCACGAAGGCTATCACTGAGCAAATCATCGATCTGGAAGAAGCTCGCGACACGCTGCGATCCATTGCCCCTGAGTTCAAACTCAAGGATGGTAATAACATCAACATTCGCGAACCGGAAGAAACAACCGAACCGGAACCGGGATTAGGGGAGAAGTTAGAAGATGAAAATTAATGGCGTTGCAACACAGTGGCGCTATCCTGAAATGAGCGAGCGCGCAATGTCGCGCTCCCTACAGGATGTTGCAGCCAAACTAACTGAAAAAATGCGTGACGAATTAAAGCCGATGAAATTTGACGCCACTGACGAAGAGATAGATCAGACAGAAAGGTCATTGCTTGATTACGTTGAATCACTCATCGCTCCGATTATTGGTTCTCTATCATCCGTTGCGCTCACGATCTATAAATTCAACTCTAAGCAGTGGCTGCGTATCGCTCGCAATGCTGGAGGTAAGAAGAATCAAGCCGTTATGCTACTTGCCCTGATTGGTCCTACCGCCGCCGAAAGCTGGTACTCAGGACAATATAATCTGTGGCGATCGCAGGTGACTACTTCTATCAGGAAATTTGCCGCCAACATGGTTACTGATTTCACTGATAAACTTCGTGCGGCATCCGGTCAGGGTAAAAGCAAGGATTTTGTTGTTGAACTGGCTAAGGAGCGATTTGGTATTTACCGAAGCTGGGCCAAAAACAGGGCGTCGGGAATTGTCGGAACATGGAACAGTAGACTGATGCGGCAGCGCATAAAAGACGCTGGTGTATCTTACTATTTCTGGCGCGGGGTGATGGATTTACGCGAACGTGAAAAACATGTAAGATGGGAAGGTAAGCGCATAGCGGTAGATTCCGATCATGTATTCCCGGGTGAGGAATACAATTGCCGCTGTTGGGCTGTTCCAGACTTTTCTACAGGAGATTAAAAATGAAGGCAAAGCAAAGATTCGATTCAGTAAAAATCAAGGCGCACTTTGATGATAACGGTTTTTTAGTTGACCGCCCAATCGTGGCGCGAATCGGCGCTCAGGTTTACAAAACGCCGCACGGCGATAGAGTTGAGTTCCGTCCGGCGTCCGAAGTTTTCAAGCAAGAATCCTTGCAAAGTTTTGCAGGCAAGCCGATCACAGTCGGTCACGTAACGGTGACTCCCCAAAATGCTAAGGACGTTGTTGTCGGATCGTGTGCTGGCGCTGGTATTGCTTCAGGGGTTGGCGTTGAAGTTCCTTTGAGTATTTACAGCGACTACGCGATCAGCAAGGCTAAAGCGAAGGAGGCCGGGGAATTATCTGTAGGGTATACGTCGGTAGATATTGATAAGCCCGGCTGGGGTTCAAATGAGACTGGAGAATATATCTTCGAAGAGGATATGAAACAGGACGAAGCGCCGCCGGAAGGCTGGGTGAAATTTGACGCGGTACAGACTAATATCAAGGTCAACCATATCGCACTAGTTTTCAAGGGTCGTGCTGGAATTGCTAAATTAAACCTTGATGCTGAACAGGAATTTCCGTATTATAATAACGTTCAATCAACTAACGAGGACAAGCAAATGAAAAAAATCAAGATCGACTCCGTTGATGTGGAAGTAACCGAAGACGTTGCGAACCACATCGAAAAATTAACCGCACAGATTGCCACCATTCAGGGCAAGGCTGATGGCTTCGAAGCTGAACGCGACGCGCTGAAGGTTAAGGTTGACTCTCTGCCGGAACTTGTGAAGGCTGAAGTAGAGAAGCAAAAAGCTGATGCCGCCGCACGCGCAGAAGTTACCGCAGTAGCAGAAACCGCAGGTGTCAAACATGATGGTCTTGATATCAAAGACGTCAAGATTGCCGTAGTTAAAGCCATGCTTGATAAAGATGTTAGCGAAAAATCAGACGCATATATCGACGCTATGTTTGATGTTGCTAAAGATTCTGATATCATGGCTATTCAGCGTAAAGCAGTAAAAGGCGACTCTATCGAAGGTGGCAAGCCGGAAGAGAAAAACGACGCCGCTCCTGTTACGCCAAATTCACGTTTAAGCAAAGTAATGTAAGGAGAAATATCATGGCACAAATTAATGCATCTTATCAGCGAGATATGGCGATTGCGCTTCCGGGTATGGTTGCGGATACTTCAAAGTACAATATTGACGGCGCTTGTGTCGTTAATGAAGGTGATGTTCTTGTTGGCGCTGCCGTACAAGTTGTTCAAGCTCAGGCGGTTGATGGTCATAAGTTGGTTAAGGCTCTTACTACCGGAACCACTCCTTACGGCGTGGCAATCCGATCTCACTGGCAGACTGTTAACGCTCAAAATCAGATGATTTACGAAGATGGCGGCGCTATCAACGTGATGACTTCAGGCCGAGTATGGATGCTTTCCAAATCCACCGAAGCACCAACTTTCGGCTCTGCCGTTAAACTTGATGTTGATGGTCAAGAGAAATCTGATGGCACGATCGAAACAACCTGGACCTACGCTGGCGGCTGGACTAAATACAAAGATATTCAGCTTGTTGAGGTTCAGTTGCATCAACTGTAATTAGCGTTTAATATGGGGACTATCCTTTTTTGGATAGTCCTTTTTTTATGGAGAAATCATTATGGCTTACGAAAATTTAATGTTGCGCCCGGCGTGTCCGGGAAATCTTTCTGATACTTCAACCTACAATATTGATGGCGCTTGTGTGGCTCAAGGTGACATTGAGTTCGGCGCGGCGGTTCAGGTTGTCGGCATAGTTGATGGTGTAAAAG